AGGTGCGCGCGGATGGCGGCGAGCCTGGCCCGCGCCTCGTCTCGCTGTTGGGCGAGGACCGGGATGGCGTCGCGCAGAAGGGTTTCCCTGACTCCAGTAGCCGCCATGATCTCGCAGTCGCGCCTGATGGACGAAAGCAGGTCGTCGCGGTGGCGAGCAACTGCAGCAAGGTCGGCCTCTGCCGCCTTCGCGCGAGCCAGCGACTTGGCGTAGCCGTCGTCCCACGCCGAGTTCCCGCGATGCTTCTCGACGCGCAGACCCGCCTCCGCCGCCTCCGCGCGCGTGCGCTGCTGCTCCAGCTCGGCCTCAACGTTCCGAATCCTCTCGGCCGCGATCTCGACTGCGGTAGCCCACGACATGCTCCGGTAGTCCCGGCACATCTCGATAGCTTGGTCCCAAGCACTCGACTCCGTAACGCGGTTCGCGGCGGCCTTGGCTTCGGCCAGCTCGGCCTTGAGGTCGGCGATGGCCCGTGCGGTGAGGTCGCTCATCGGTAGCTCCTCCATTCCTGGATCGAGGTCAGCGCCTGCATCGCACGGTTCGCGATCTTTGGATCGTCGCGGCGCAGGTTGGTCCGCAGGTCTTCGATGATCCGATCCATTAGGCTCGCGCACATGGTTCCAACCGCCTTGATGGAGAGGATGTCCTGCGGTCGCAGCGTGGCCCCTCCGTCCGGCGGATTCGCCGAAGACAGGGCGTCAAGCACGGCGTGCAGAGCTTGAACTAGTTGTTCGGAACGCGCGTGTTTAGCGTCGAACCCGATGAACTGCGCCGAGTGCGGCCGGCGGTGGCCACGCGAGTAGCGTAGGCGCAGGGTTAGCCCTGCAACCTGCGGGTTGAACGCGTAGCAGTCCTCTAGGTCGGGCTCTTGATCCTCGGCCCCATCGTACTGGAACACGAGGCTCAGAACCTGCGGTACGTATTCGACCGTGACCCCCGTCGGGACGTCGCGGAGCCTAGCGTAGAAGCCTCCATCGCCGGCCGGGCCGAGGAAGTGCGGACCTTGCGCCTCGTTTCTGAGGTTCGGTCTGACGGGAAGCTCGATTCGGGTCATGGGTTCACCCCGCAGGCGATGAAGATCGGTGCCAGCTCTACCGGACTGAGCTACCTTGCCGTGAATGGCGGAGACGCAGGGGTCCAACCTGTCGCGGCTTGCGGAGCAGGTCAGTGCTGGTCCTCAACGAACCGTCTGACCTGCCCCCTTACGGGCCGCACGAGTGCGCTACTCGCGTCTCCGGTGCAGGCCGAGAAGCTAGTGCGTCTCGGCCCAACTGTCAACGGTAGAAAGCGCGCCACGCAGCGCTGCAGAAGCCGACCGACTGCTCGGAGTAGTCCGTGCCCCACTGGATCGTGCCCAGAGCCTGCGAGCGGGCCGCCAGCTGCGCCCTGGCCGCATCCGGCGGCCCCTGCATCCATTGGCGCATGAACCCGTCGTGCGCAGCGCCCATGCCGTCGCAGCCCATCAGGTGGAACGCCAGCGCGGTCCCCACCTGCGCGCCGCAGACGTGCGGCATGTAGTTCGAGAGATACCACGCCGGCGAGCCCGGCGTGGTCGACCAGCTCTCGACCGGTGCCTGCAGCGCGCTCGCGTCGAGCACGCCGTGACCTCGGTAGCCAAACGCCCAGCCCCAGGGGAACGCGCGCGGCAGCGCCTCGAAGAACAGCTCGTCCTCGGCGAAGCGGCCGTAGGGGATGAAGTCGCTCGGCGTCTTCCACGGCACGTCGAGCATGTGGCCGGAGAACACGACGAGCGCCTTGCGCGCCTGCATGTGGCCACCGTTCGCGGTGTCGTCGCGGCCCATCGCGAAAGCGCCGACGAGGTCGATGCCCCACTGCGTCAGGTTGTAAGCGAGCCCCAGCTTCGACGTGACGGGGTCGGTGCTGCACAGCACCGCGAGCGCCTCGCTGACGCGGAACGCCAGCGTGCGGCCGTAGCCTGGGTGCTGCTCCGACGGCGTCAGCGACGCGGTGCCCCAGCCGTCCCACAGCTCGCCGCAGAACCCCGCGAACTGCTTCTCGAGCGCAGCGGCCGTCGGGCGCGCGCATGCCCAAGTGCCATACGGCACCGGAAGCGAGTCGATCGCGATGACCGACGGCAGCCGCGCGACGATCTCGGCAGCCGACGGCACGACGATCGGATTCATGCGCAGCCACGAGACGATCGGGTTCGACGGCACGCCGATCGCCGGCGGACGCATCATCGTCGTGTCGACCGCGTAGGGCACGACCACGAGCGCGAGCGCCTGATCGTTCGCCGACGCGGCGTTCGCCGGCCGTGGCTGCTTCGAGATCAGCACCACCAGCGAGTCGCCGGGGAAGAGCCGCGTGCCCGGCGGGACAGTCGACGTGATCTGCGCCTCGCCGCGTCCGGTCGGGTTGATGATCTGCGCCGACGTGCACGCGACACCGAACGTGCAGCCCTCGAAGACGACACCGCCGGGGCCGGCCTGCACGGTGCCGTTCGGGTTGTAGGACAGGACGTTGCTCAGGTGCACGGAGATCGCGCCCTGCGAGATGGTGATGTTCATGCTCAGAAGTTCTTCAGCGGGTCGTAGTCGAAGCCGCCGGAGTCGAGGTTGTAGATCCTCGGCAACTCGCGGATCGGCGGGGTGTCCATCAGCGCGAGCACGAACGCGCTCGCGAGGTCGGGCGAGCGGCCGAGCGTGGTGACGAGCTCGTCGCGTGGCGTCATCTGCACGACGCCGTTCGGCGCCTTCCACTTCATCGCGGCCAGCTCGGCGAGCAGCTCGCGGTTCGGTGGCACGGCGATGCCCGTGTTGTTCGCCGGGTCGAAGGCCTCGCGCGCCTTCCACCACAGCAGCGCACGCGTGTTCAGGAAGCGCATGCGCCCCGACTTGTCGGTGCCCATCGCCTTCGTCGAAACGTCGACCCCGATGACGTGCACGCCGATCTGGCGCAGGTGATCGTAGGGGCTGCTGCCGACGCCAATCACGTCGATGTGAACCGTGGCTCCGTCACGCAGGTAGCGCACGACGTGCGCAGCGAACGACGGCCCGTCCGGTGTCGCGGTCCCCGGAATGACGATCGGCTCGTCGAACCACATGCCGTAGCGCGGGAACAGCACCGAGCGGTCGTTGCCTCCACGGGCCACGTCAGCGCCGAGGCTGTCCATCAGCGGCTTGCGATCGAGTGGGCGCCAACGCGCCATCGCGGCCTCGATCCACTCGGTCGGGATCACCTGCCCAGGCTCGTCTTGCACGCCGGCGTGGAAGTCGCCGTAGAGCAGGCGCGAGCGGTGCGGCTCCTCCATCGACTGCAGCGTCGAGAGGTAGTTCGTCTGCATCAAGAACGGGTTGTCCGCGATGCGACTCGGCACGAACGTGCGTGACTGCGGGAAGATCATCTCGCCCTTGTGCAGGAACGAGTTGCCCGTCGGCAGCTCGGCGTCGGCCCCGTCGATCACGGCGAACCAGCGGATCTCGCCGGGCAGCGCCGGGCGCGGGTGCTTCTTGTCGAGCCAGGGCGCGAAGTAGTGCACGACCCAGCGGCCCTCGACGGTGTCGGGCGGGTTAAACGTCATCAGCACGCGGCAGCGTTGACCGGGGATCGTGGTGCGCAACCAACCCATCAGGAAGCGCACATCGGCGAGTCGCATGTTCGAGGCTTCGTCGAACACGAGCAGGTCGTGCGGCCGGCCGCGATACTTCTGCACGTCACCGGGGTCAGGGAACGACATGAACTCGACGCTGATCCGCGCGCCGTCGGGTCGAGTCCAGCTGACGCCGTCCTTGCTGACGGAGTCTGGTCCGACGATCTCTTCGTAGCGGTTCTTCACCGCGAGGAGCTCGGTGCCGTTGACGCGACAGAAGCCTGTCGTGCGGTGCTCGGTCAGCGAGAGGCCGATGCCGAGGTCCGACTTGCCGCCGCCGGCGGCGCCACCGAAGCCGAGCACGGTCGCCTCGCTGACGCATGCAGTCGTCTGCGGTCCCTTCAGCGGCGACCAGACACGTCGGCTGCGAGCGAGCAGGCCGTAGAACTTCGTGCGCTCCTCGGGCGTCAGCAGGTCGAGGACGCGCGGGTCGAACACGGGCGCGCTATCCATCGGCGTCCTTCCAGGCTGCCGGCGTCACGTTGCGACGCTTGCCGGCGATGATGTTGCGGATCGTCCACATGTTCCACTCAGGGAACGCGCGAGCGATGCGGCGCCAGCCGAGCCCCTGTCGCGCCATCAGCAGCATGGCCTCGACCGCTTCGTCGGGGATCGTCGAGCGGTGGTGGTGCTCCCCCAGCGGGATGCCCTTCTCGGAGACGGGGATCTTCGGCTTGCGGGTCACTGGATGCGCACGTCGCGCATCCCGCCACTGAAGATGGCGCGCTGCTGCGCCGTGTCTGCTGCTGCTTCGTCGATCACCGTGAAGTCGTGCGGCCGGCCCCGGAACGAGCCGATCGCCGGCGGCCGGTAGCACCCGCTACACACCGTGCGGCGGCCTTGCTCGGGGCCCTGCTTGAACGTCTGGTCACCGGGGCGCAGGGCGCGCCCGCAGCGGTCGCAGTGGTTGTGCAGTTCGGTCACTTGCCCTCCTGCTGGCGCGTGAGCGCGTTCAGCTGCCCTTGGAAGACCTCGAAGGCAGTGCGCACGTCGCTAGCCAGGGTCCGCTCCGTGCGCGGGAGCCCGGCGACTTCGACCAGTGCCTTCGTGATCTCGTCGCGCTCGGCGCGCAGCTGCTCGACCTCCTGCTTCAAGCCGGCGATCGCCACCGCGGCGACCGCGTTGGCGCCGGCGGCGAGCTGCTCGGCGAACTCCTTCTCCGCGGTCAGCGCGATGACCTGATCGCCGCGCACGACCTGGAAGAGCTCTGTCACCAGCTTCCCGCCCAGCAGGATGCCCTGGGCGACGGCCAGCGGATCGACGCGAGCGTTCATCCGCGGACAATCTCGATCTTGCGGTGGCCTGGGGTGAGGATCTGCTTGTCCTCGACCAGCTGCGACAGCCACGGGTGCAGAGGCACCAAGGCCTGCCGCGCGTCGATCGAAGTCGCTGCAGCGAACGAGTTGAACGCGCGCGAGCGTTCGCCCTCGGGGACGTGCTGCTCGACGGCGGAGGCGAGCAGGCGCTGGCGAACGATCTCGAGCGCGGTGACGACGCCGAGGTAGGCCGCGGTGTTCTGGCTCGGCACCTTGGCGACCAGTCCGCCGATCACCGGGTCGAGCAGCTCGAGCGTCATGTCGATGACGGTCTGCTTCACGACAGCCGGGTCGACCTTGGGAGGCTGGGGTTCCATGGGGGCCATACGCTACCGCCCCACCGGAAAGAAAACAGGCCCTGCGCTCAGTCAGCGAGAGCGCAGGGCCTGACCGGCTCGTCCCGCAGGGCGGTCACTCCCCGCGGTCGAACCCAGCACGGTTGATTGCGTCGCGCTGCTCACGCAGGCGGGCGAACTCAGCATTGAGCTCGTCGCGCCTGTAGCGCAGCGGCTCGCGCTCGATCTCGCCGATCAGCTGGTGCATGCGGACCTCGAGCTCCGGCGCGCTGCAGACGGTCTTGCGCGGCACCTGCTTCGCCGGCTTGCGCGTGATCGTCCCGATCGGATTCACCGGGTAGATCGGCACGCCGTGGATCGACCCGATCGGTTCGCCCAGCCTCGCCTTCGCGTCGCGAACGGCCTTCTCGGCCATGCGTTTGTTCACGCAGGTCGCGCAGTTCGGGCGGCCGTCGCGGTCCCAGTAGACGCTGCCGTCGTCGGGCTTCGTCGGGTGGCCGTGGATGCACGCGCCGCGCACAATCATGCGCGCGCCGATCCGCCGGCCGCGCACGTCGCGCTTCGCGGGGAAGGGGTTAGCCACCAGCCACCTCCGCGGCCTTCAGTGCAGCGCGCAAGAGCTGCCCCATCCGATCCTCACCGGTCAACGTCGAGGCCGTGTTCGGTTGCAGCAACCTACGGATCGCGACGAGGATCTCGTCGGCGCTCAGAGAGCTAAGGCCCCCGTAGTGCGCAAGAGTAGCCGCGTGATCCGCGCGCTGGCGGAGCTCGTGCATCGAGTCGCTCAGGGCGGCGCGGAGATGCGACTCGGTCGCGAGCTTGGTTCGCAGCTTGGAGAGTGCCCTGCGAATACTCCCCGCGACCATCGACGGCGTGCGGCCGGTGACCTCGCTGGTCGTCCCGAGCTCTGCGGCCACCTGATCGGGGAACTGGGTGTGGAGCCACTCCATATCGTGGCCCAAGCCCGCCACCTGCTCACGCAAGAAGGCGATCCGCAACCAGTCGCCGACGTTGCCGCGGTTGTTGCACCGCGTGCAGCGCGCCGGGTTGGAGTCGCGGAACACGTCCGGGCCGAGGAACGCCATGGTGCCCTGCTCGACTTGGTCCGCGCGGTTGCAGATCGGACAGGTGACAGGTTGGTGCGGGCTCACCGAGCGCCTCGCAGCGTCTCGAGCACCTTGCGGACCGTGCGGGCGACCAGCTCGTGCACCCAGCTCTCGCCGGCCTCGAAGAACCACGCCACCGGCACGACGGCCATCGTCTTGTGCTCGGCGTTCCATGCAGCGATCGACAGGTGGGTGTCGCTGACCGCCAGCTTGTGGGCGAAGCCTGGGTTCTCGGGGTCGACGACGTGCAGGCTGAACTCGCGCTTGAACACCCGCACCAGCTCTTCGCGGTAGAACTTCTCCGGGCGGGTTGGATCGAGGGGACGCATCACTCTAGGAGCTCCAAAACGGTTGGCGGCGCGGCGAGCGGCAACGTGCCGGCCCGCGCCTTCGCGAGAGCATACAGCTGGAGCAGCTGTTGTAAAGCCAGCTCAGGTGACAATCCGATCGGGTTGTCCTTGTCACCTGAGATGGTCAGCTGCTGTTGCTCGCGCATGCGAGCGTTACGGATCGCCGCCACCTTCAGGCGCACGGCCGCCCGCTGGGCGCCGTAGTCCGAGTCGCGGTCCGCGATGTCGACGGCGTCGTCGACCATCGACTCGGCACCGAGCGTGTAGGCCTCGCGGAGCAGCTTCTCGCGGTTCGGGTCGGCGCGGATCCACTTCATCAGCGCGGCCTTGCTCGGCCGGTTCTCGTCGGCACGGATCCAGTTCGCCACTGGGGTGCCGCTCGCGACCTCGGCGAGCAAGTCCTCGAACATCTGGTGATTCATCGCGACCATGGTCAGCTCTGCGGCTTGAAGGTGATCGTGCCGCTGTTGCAGTCGGGGCAGAGGTCTGTCCACTGACCGATAAGTGGCTCGAAGGGGTCCTCAGGGATGGCGCCCGAGTCAACCTCCGCCTCCGCGTGACAGAAGCTGCACTTACCCTTCCAGGGCGCGTTCGGTTTGGGGTTCTTCCCCTTCTTGGTGATGCGGATGCGGGTCATAGCGGTAGTCCGTGGATTGGGTGTCGACGACGCAGTTCCTGTTCGCGTTGCCGGCGTCGGGCGGCGCGCAGCGGCTCGTCGCCGTTCCAGTAGACCAGGAACACACCGACGCAGACGCACGCACAGAAGGCGAGGTGTTCGAGCACGGTCATGGCTTCGTCAGCTCGAGTTCGGCCACGCGAGCGCGCAGTCGCTTGTAGCTGTCACGCAGCTCCTGGTGCTGCTCCGACAGCCGCTCGAACGCGAGCGTCAGCGTGCGGTGCTGATTCTTGGCGAACTCGATCGCCTCTGCACCAGAGGTCGGATCGAGCGCCTCGACGGCCTCGGTCAGGTGGATCGGCTGCTCACCCTTCGCGTCAGCATGCATCGCCTTCAACGCGTCGAGCCGAGCCTGATCCCGCTTGCGGACCTCGTCGTGATACTTCGCGAACTCGGCGTAGGCCTTCGCAGGGTTGAAGGGGTCGCTCGGAAGTGATCGGTGTCGCGTCACCGGGTGGACGGCCGAAGCCTTCGGGCGATCGTCCGTGATCTTGCCCTGATCGGTCGCGTCGAGCACGATGCACAGCGACGCCATCGCGTGCGCGAGGTGCGGCAGGCCGCTCTCGGGGTCGATCGTCTCGCCCTCCCACCAGCTGAACAGGTGGCGCAGCGCAGCGTCGTAGTAGACCGACGCCGAGATGCCGGCGTCGCGCCAGTTGTGCCGGCCATACTTCTCGGCGCCGTGGCGCAGGACGGCACCGAGCAGGAGCAGCACGTTCGCCGGCACGGGGGACATCGACGGCTTCGCGCGGCCGATGGGGTCTTTGGGGTTGTCAGTCATGGTTGTGTCGTCCTCTGGTATTGCAGCTTTGCGTGGGCCAACCGCAGCTCCTCCAGCTCGCGGCGGAGTCGGGCGTTCTCGACGTGAAGTTGCGCCGAGGACCACTCCTGCCACTTCAGCCGCGTTCGGATTCCTTGCAACTCCGCGCGTCGCTTCGCTTGTTTGTGCCTGTAGCGGCGCTTCGCTCTGAAAGGCCAGTCGAGGTCAGTCATCGTATGGGCTCGAGGGGAACTCGGGGTCGTGGTCTTCGGCACCGCAGGAGCACACTCGCGTGCGCTGCCAGCCTGAGCCTACTCGGTGGCTCAGGATACCGCGGCAGCCCGGCTTGTGGTGCGGGCCGAATGGTCGCACGCGCGCCTCGGCGTGCTGCTTCACCAGCAGCGCGACGAGGCCGAACGTGAAGAAGCCGACGACGAACCACGCGGCGGCCACCGGTGCGCACGTCATCGACGTGAGCGCACCGGCGACGCACAGGGCCGCGAAGACGACGCAGGCGAGGAACGTCGCGCGCAGGTCTACCACTGCGTGCCTCCCGAGGTGATGAAGCCGATGACGCGCGTCGCGAGAGCCTCTGCAACGCCACTACCTGTGACGTAGCGCGCTCGGTAGAGCTCGACGTTGATGTGCAGCTGCTGCCACAGCCGGCTGCTCTCGTTGCGCTGCTTCGCCAGCCGCTCGACGCCGGCGCGGCTGATCTCGAGGTTCTGCTTGCGCAGGTATTCGATCTTCGTCTGCAGATCGGCGGCCTGCGCCTTCAGCGTAGCAAGCGCGTCGTTGACGCGTGCCGACAACCCAATGGTGGAGACGGCGGTGAACCCGAACCGATCGAGCACCGCGGCGACGTTGGAGACGACCGCCTTCTCGTTCAGCAGCTCGCGGTGGTAGTAGTCCGACTGTTGCTGCTTCACGGCGAGGTGACGCTTCACGGCCTCCGCGAGAGTCTCGCCCATCGTCTTCCCCACCGCTCCGGCGATCGCGTCGAACTCGCTACGCGTGACCAGCGCATACTTGTCATCCGAGAAGCGAGCCTGCAGTTCGCCGATCCGACGCTTCGCCGCGCTCAGCGCGTCCTCGTGCGGCTCCGCGCCGAGCAAGCGCAGCAGCTCCTCGTGATTCTCGTAGCTGAAGAACACGACGCCGCCGTTCGGGCCGTGGATACGACGCGCGGCGTCGATCAACTTCTCGCCATCCTTGGCGGTCAGCAGCTTCTTCGCTTCGTCGAACTCCGCCAGGGGGATCCACACGAACTCGCTGTTGAAGCGGCGAGCGGCGTCGATCATCCTCTCGCTGCCCTGTGCACCGAGCATCTCACGGAGCTCAACCCAATCAGCCATCGGCATGCAACCTACGCGGCCCCTCAGCGCGCGCACCGCGTCGACGCACTCCGAGTAGTCCGCGCCTGGGCGCAGGTTCAGCTCGACGGCGATCGACTGCAGCGTGTTGGCCAGCTTGCTCGTCATCGCGTCGGCATGCCGAAGAACCCGCTCGGCCGACGCGCGCAGCTTCGGCTTGAGGATGTCACGCAAGACATCGAACGCCTTGTGCCCGTTGTGCTGGACCAGCGTTTCCTTGCGCACCGTCTCCTGCTCCTCGGCGCTGCAGCCGAGCTGCTTAGCGAGGCGGAGGAGCCAACCGTCGACCACGTTGTGCGAGTTACGGCAACCGACGTCGTGGCGGTCGCTACCGAACTGGCGCACCGCCTCGACGATCGCCGTGCTGACCGCGCCCGGCTTGCCCGGCGTGTAGTCGGGGATCGTGGACACGTCGAAGCCGTCGATCTCCGCGAGCCGCCGCTTCAGCTCGACGGCGATCGACTGCAGCGTGTTGGCCAGCTTGCTCGTCATCGCGTCGGCATGCCGAAGAACCCGCTCGGCCGACGCGCGCAGCTTCGGCTTGAGGATGTCACGCAAGACATCGAACGCCTTGTGCCCGTTGTGCTGGACCAGCGTTTCCTTGCGCACCGTCTCCTGCTCCTCGGCGCTGCAGCCGAGCTGCTTAGCGAGGCGGAGGAGCCAACCGTCGACCACGTTGTGCGAGTTACGGCAACCGACGTCGTGGCGGTCGCTACCGAACTGGCGCACCGCCTCGACGATCGCCGTGCTGACCGCGCCCGGCTTGCCCGGCGTGTAGTCGGGGATCGTGGACACGTCGAAGCCGTCGATCTCCGCGAGCCGCCGCTTCAGCAGTCTCGTGGTCGCTTCGTTCTCGGTCAGCTCGCCCCGCAGCTTCGCAACGAGCTCGACCTCGGCGTTCAACGCAGCGGTCGCCGCGTGCAGCTCGTAACGCAGCTGCTGCTCGACCTTCGACGCAGGACGTGACACCTTCACCTCCTGCAGGAACATCTGGCTCTGCGCATCGTCGTCCAGCCGCTTGCCCAGCTCGCGACGCAGCCGCTTCAGGATCGCCGGACGATCCAGGCTCTCCGGCGCGTTGGCGAGCTCGTCGACCACGCCGAGAAGGTCTTGGTAGGTCGAGAGCCGGCCCGCGCGGAACGCGTGGTTGTTGCTCAGACCCTGCACGTTCTTGACCATCTGCTGCAGCGTCGTGCCGTCGGTCGGCGCCTCGGTGCAGCCGGACGCCATCAGCAGCGCAGCGGCGACGGCGTTGTGGTCTCGATCTCCCCGCTCGAAACGGCGGGCGTTGTTGGTGACGTAGCTACGGAACGGAATCATGCGTGACAATCTCCTTTGGTTAGGGGTCGCGGGACGGTAGCGTCATTCGAGCAGCGCGTCCAGTGCCTTCTCGGCGCGACCGTCGCGCCGCAGCAGCTCGAACAGCACCTCGATCGGCAGAACGGCCAGCCACCTTGAACGGTTGCGGCGCATCGCGACGACCGGGGTCGTCCCCGCCGGCGCGTCGCGTTCCGCCTGCTCGAACGCAGCCCAGACGTTCAAGGCCTCGACGCGCTTGACCTCGAAGTGCACGCCGGGCGGGCCGCCGATCACGTCAGCCTGATCGACACCGGAGCGTTGCTGACCGCGACGCGCGTCGGCCCAGCCGTGCTCGCGCAGCAGGTCTTTGAACTCGAGCTCGCCGGTCTTGCCCTTCGCCCGACCGTTGACGCCGCGCCGGCGGACCGGCTGGTCGGGCATCTCGGGGCGCACAGAGGCCTTCAGCAGTTCCACTGCGGCCTGCATGTCGGGCGGCTGGTAGCGGGCGCGGCGAACCGGCGTTTCGTTCCAGGCCTCGACATCCGCATCGCGCTCGGCCTGCGTGCGCCGTCGGCGCCCCGTCTTGGACATCCGCAGCGGGTCGCCGGGCTCGGGCAGGCCGGTCTGCACCAGCTCGTCGTCACCGAGCAGGGCCGCCAGCCGCTTGTCGGCCGCGATCGTGGCGCTGGTCGCCACGACGGTCGAGCGGCTGACGCGGCGCACGCCGTTCAGCCTGGGGTTCACCGGGGGAGGGGAGCTCTTCTTGGATCGGTTCATGGGATCAGTCGGTCGCGGTCAGGTGTGGGGCAGCGGAGGGGATCTTGGCGACCCCCTCCCCTAAAGGGAGAGGGGGGTCGTCCGACCGATCCCTCCGCTTTGTGCCCTCGGGAAGTGACACGAAAAGGGATCGGTCGGCATGGATCGGTCGGACGCCGATGGTTGTCCTGCAACGGCTTACAGCGTTTCGCCGTAGGGATCGGTCGGGATCGGTCGCCCGGCGCCTCAGCGTGACAGATCACGCCCGACCGATCCAACCACGGCGAAACGTAAATCGCCGTCGTAAACCCTTGTGAACAAAGGATCGGTCGGCCGACCGATCCCTCGAACACCTGTAACATCGGGCCATTTTCAGCCATAACACCATTACTCCAGCAGACTTGCGACGTTCACGCCCGGGAGGGATCGGTCGGGCTCGCCGACCGATCCCTCCGGCGCACCGGCCAACGCTCGCAACCCCTTGTCGGTCAAGGTGTAAACGCGCCCGCGCTTCCCGCCAGAGGTCTTTGGCGCCTGCCCAGGCTCCGAGGTCACCATGCCCAGCTCGTCCTCGAGCAGCTCGAGCCGGCGGCGCAGCTTGGTGCCGTCGGCGATCTGCAGCGCGCCGGCAATCGCAGGCCTCGACAGCACCTCGCCCTGGTGGGCCCGCAGGTGCATCAGCAGCTTCAGCGCGCCGTCGTCGAACCCCGGTGCCGCCTCCAGGTCGCGGAACACCTCCTCGGCCGGGCGCACGCCGGGCTCCAAGGTCACCGCGGTCAGAGGCCGGCCCTTGCGATCCTGGCCGATCGTGAAGGCCTTCAGCGTGCCGACCAGCGGGTCCGGCGTGGCCCAGTTCTTCGCCTTCGTCTGGATCGCCCGGACCTCCATGCCCTCGCGCTCGACACGCAGCTCGGCGTCCAGGCCGCCGAGGGCGACGATCGAACCACGCGCGCGCTCCTTGCTGGTCAACCCGGTGTGGTGCACGAGCAGCACGAGGCAGCGCAGCCGCTCCGACATCGCGGTCAGGTGGTGCACGAACAGGGCCATGTCCTTGGAGCTGTTCTCGTCGCCGTTGAAGTTGCGGCTCTGGGTGTCGACCACGAGCAGCGGCACCCCTTCCGGTGACAACGCGGTCACCTCGTCGATCCACCGCGTCACGTCGGTCGCGTCGAGCAGCTGGCCCGGCTGCAGGCTGAACAGGATGTTCGCGAAGTGGTCCTTGCCGAGCTCCAACCGCATCGCCTCCGCGCGGCATCGGTTGATGAGGCCTGCGCGGTCCTCGCCGACGAGGTAGACCACCTTGCCGTGCTGGTCGAGGTCGTGGCCCAGCCACTGCTGCGCCCCCGTCGACACCGCGATCGCCAGCGACAGCGCGAGCGGCGTCTTGCCGCAGCCTGGATCGCCGAACATGCGCGCGATGCCGCGCCTCGGCAGAACGCCGTGCAGCAGGAACGGGTCGTTGCCGGCCGTGTCCCACAGGTCGGAGACCGGCACCAGTCGGCCATGCTTCGCGGGCTCGACCGGTGCTTCCTCGGCCGCGAGCGGCACCGCGGAGAACACCTCGGCCGCCGGCCGCACCATGTTGCGCGCAGCCCGCGCCACGTCCTTCCTCACCCACTTCTCGCGCGAATACTTGCCGGGGTCGCGGCTGTTGTCGATGGCGCCGCGGCCCCACGCGGTGCGCGTCAGCAGCCATTGGATGACGACCTCGCCGTGGCCGTTCGCGGCCTTCAGCGCGCGATGCACGAGCAAGTGGTAGGCCTCGCTCGCGCTCTTCTCCTGCGTCACTTCCTGCCAGTGGCCCTCGACCAGCTTGACGTTGTCCGGCGCTGCGCGCATCAGCACCGAGAGCTCTTCGAGCGACGGCACCGGGCCGCTGCCGTTCGGCACCTCGGCCGCAGGCATCGGGTCCGTGTCCAGCTCGAACGCGCGCACCAGCCAGTTCCAGCCGTCGGTCGCGTCGAGGATCGTCTCGCTGGTCTCCTTCAGCCGCTTGCCGGTGACGGTGACGTAGCCGGCCGGGCCAGCACCGAAGACCTGCAGCTGCGGTTTCTTCGGCGGCGCTGCGCTGACCGCTGCGACCATCACCAGCGAACGCGCGAGCGTCGGCCGCGTCGACACCAGGATCCACTGGCGCAACCCGGTGCCGCTCGGTGACAGCTCCGTGTAGCTGAAGTCGTTCTTCTCGATCACCTCGACAGCCCAGCGGTCGATCGTGCCGTCGGCGTGCACGCACGCATCGAGGTCGAGCGCGATCAGGTGCGCGCCTTCGCGCTCGATGTAGAGCGGCGCCGTGGTCACGAAGCCGAGGCCTGACTCGTTCGACAGCTGCGTGCCGTCGAACGTCCAGTAGTTCGACCAGTCACCGGGCCTTGCTGTCGAGCCCTTCGGCTGGCGCGTCGGGCGCCCGTTTGCGTTGGTGGTGAGGCTCCAGGTCACCCAGCGCCGCTGATCTTGCAGCAGCTCTGGAACCTGACGATCGACCGTGATAGCTTGCATGCGTCGGGTCACCTTGCCCCGGCTGCTGAAATGAGTGCGGCAGCCGGGGCGCTTTTCTTGGTGGGCGGCGCACCGTAGCGCGCTCCAGTGAGGCGCGCAAGCGGTCGATGGGGAGTTGCGTTCGACGTGACAGTCTGCTACAGACGCGCGCCCTCATGGAGCTCCTACCTCACCAGCGCACCGGCGTCGACTGGCTCGCTTCCCACGCACGCGGCGGTCTGTTCGACGACATGGGCCTGGGCAAGACCGTGCAAGCAGCCGTCGCCGCTGACCGCGTCGGAGCGAAACGGCTACTCGTTGTGGCGCCCGCATCGCTCTGCCACAACTGGCAGCGCGAAGTTTCGAAGTGGACGCGCCGCCGGCGTGTGCAGGTGATCCGCTCCGGCCGCGACCGCGTCGAGGCCGGCGTGCCCGCAGTGGTCGTCTCGCACTCGCTGCTGCGCTCGCCGGCGGTGCAGGACCAGCTGCTCGACTACCGCGCCGAAGCCGCCATCGTGGACGAGGCGCACGCGTTCCGCTCGCCGACGGCGCAGCAGACGCGCGCGCTCTACGGCGTGCCCGGCCGCGTCGACCAGCCCGGCGTCCTCTCGGTGTCACCGACGAAATGGGTGCTCACCGGGACGCCGGCGCCGAACGGCGCACCGTCGGAGATGTGGACCATGCTCGCTCATCTAGCGCCGGAGCGGATCGGCCACGAAGGCCGGCCGATGACGTGGTGGGAATGGCGCGACCGGTTCTGCGAGCTCGGGCCCTCGAGCTACACCGAGGACGGCTTCCGCGTGGTCGGCATCCGCAAGGAGATGCGGGGCGAGCTGCACAAGCGCCTCGACGGCTTCTCGCTGCGCCGGCTGAAGAGCGAGGTGCTGAAGGATCTGCCGCCGCTGCGCTGGGGCCACGTCACGCTCGACGACACCGACGTGGACGTTGCCGGCGCGTTGCGCAAGAGCGACCTGCCGCCGCACTACGTCGACAAGCTGATCGCTGCATGGCGCAGCGACGATGACTCGCGACTGGAAGAGCTGACGAAGGCCGCGGAGCACTTCGCGCGGTTCCGCCGGATCTGCGGCGTGCTGAAGGCCGGCGCCGTCGGTGACTACCTCGCCGAAGAGCTCCGCGCCGAGCCGGCGAAGAAGATCGTCGTGTTCGTGCATCACATCGAGGTCGGCGCCGAGGTCCGCTCGAAGCTGGACAAGTTCGGAGCCGTGGCGCTGCACGGCGGTGTGCCGGCGGCGAAGCGACAGAGCATCGTCGATGCGTTCCAGACCGACCCACGCGTGCGCGTGATCGTCTGTCAGCTGGTCGCCGGCGGCGTCGGCATCACGTTGACCGCTGCGCACGACGTGGTATTCTGCGAGCAGAGCTGGATCCCTGGCGAGAACCTGCAGGCCGCCGACCGGTGTCACCGCATCGGTCAGACGCAGGCCGTGCTGGCGCGCGTGTTCTCGCTGGCCGACTCGATCGACGAGTTCATCTCAGAAAGCATCCATCGCAAGACGGCGATGCTGCACGACTTGCTGCAGTAGCGAAGAAAAGTGACTGTCACCTGTTGACGCGAGCGTGTTCAGTCGATACTGTCCGCGAACCTCAGAGACAAGGAAACCAAGAACATGACTCAGAATAACGACTACGCCCTCCTGAACATCGGCCTGAACGTCCGCGGCTTGGACATGGTCAGCGAAGAGAAGCTGACCGTCACCGACGTGGTCAACGCGATCGCCGACAAGAACGTCAAGATCAAGCAGATCGCCGTCGTGCAGAGTGACACCGAGCGCACGGCCGTCGTCGCGATCGAGCCGCCGCTGACGCGTGCGGCGCTGCACTCGCTCGCGGTCCGCCTGAACCAGGAAGCAATCGCGCAGTGGAACAGCAGCCAGTCCTACCGCACCGGTGGGCACCTGCGTCTGGTCGACATGCAGCGAGCCGGCATGCTCGCCGGCCCGAAGGCGGAGGTCTGGGGCGAGTTCGACCCGGCTCGGTTCTTCGGCTTCACCGGCCGGCCGATCACGTCCATCTTGGCGCTGCACGGGGAGGAGGTGCAACATGGACATCTCACTCCCGCCGGAAGTTGCTGCCGCACTCAAGGCCCATATCGAGGCCCGCAAAGCCGCTGATGTTGCGCGCCTCAACGCCTTGGTGGTCGTCTGGGTCTGGGCCGGCGTCGCGACCTTCCGCAAGAGGAGTGACTCGGCGGAGCTGATCGTCTTCTGTATCCCGTTCTTCCTCGCCCTGGTCCTGCTCATCGGTTACCTGCTCACCCCATGAACCCACCTCTCGACTGCCCAAAGTGCACGTTGGCTCTCCGCGAGCCGGAGAACGCGCTCTGTGTCGGCGGAGCGCTGCATGGCCAGACCCGCAAGATCGACGGCACGGTGTTGCGCGTCGCCTTCCGTCTCCCCAGGCCCCTGCGCCCCGCCGACCTCGTCATCGGCAATGCACCCTCGCCCGTCGAGTTTGGTCGCGCGACCTACGTCTTGCGACAGCTCAAAGCGGGGCAGTTCGTGTGGCTGCTCGATGGGGAGGATCGGCTGTGAACCTGCACGTCAACGCCACCACCGCGCGCAACCGCAACGGCAGCTGGCACGTCTACATCGACGGCCGGCTGGCCGGCACGCGTCCCACGCAACCGAAGTTCTGCGTCATCCGCCGCACCCGCAGCGGCTGGGCGCTGATCCACCTTGCCGAGACCGAGGCACGTGCTGTCTCGTTCCGCAACTCGTATCGTCTCAGCCCGGCGGAAAAGATCCACGTCGTGGCCGTTGACTCCGTCTCGTCGGATCTGTAACTCAGTCACCTTCCCATGAGCGCAACCGTTACCATCACTCTCACCCTCCCGTTCGACCAGCTCAACACCGTTCTCGCCGCGCTCGCCGGCGTCAACGCGCCGAAGCCGACGATGACCGCCGTGACCGAGCCGCAGCCGGAGAAGCCGGCCAAGACCGAGAAGAAGGCCGCCAAGGCGGAGAAGCCGGCCGAGACCGTCGAGCCTGCGAAGGCGGAGCCTGCGAAGGTCGAGCCCGCCAAGGTCGAGGCGACCAAGGTCGAAGCCACGCCGATCCCCGACATGAACTCGCTGAAGCAGGCCGCGATCGCGCTGGTCGAGCGCAAGGGCCAGGACGCACTGGTCAAGGTGCTCGACTCGTTCAAGGCGAAGAAGCTGAGCGAAGTTCCCGAGGCGAAGCGGGTCGACCTGCTCAAGGCGCTGCTCGCATGAGCCTCCGCCAAGAGCTCGCCGATCTCTCCCGGTGCTACCCGGTGAAGCACCTTCGGCACAAGAAGGGCCAGCGCATGAAGTCTGGCCAGTGGTGGCGCCGGCCCTCGCCGGAGCAGTGGGTCCGACAGTGCCAAGCTCGTGCAGAACAGCGCGCTCGCGCGCAGGAGAAGATGCTGTGAGTCACGCCAAGTTCTCCCCGTCCAGCGCGAAGCGTTGGATCGCCTGCCCTGGTTCGGTGCGCCTCTCGGAGGGGCGCCCGAACCCGGACAGCGAAGCGTCGTTGCACGGCACGCTGTGCCACGAGGTGGCCGCGATCTGTCTCGCCGAGGGCACCGACGCCGCTGCTCAAGTCGGCTACATCAGCGACGACCCGAAGCTGATCCACCTGAAGTTCGACGACGCCAACCACGTCCAGGTGTATCTCGATTACGTCCGCACCGCGGTGCGCTCGACGTTCGGCGCCCGCCTGCTGGTCGAGCAGAAGGTGCACGTCAACGAAGACTGCTGGGGCACCGCCGACGCGGTGATCCTGACCAACGACAGCGTCGAGGTCATCGACCTGAAGATGGGCAGCGGCCAGTTCGTCGCGGTCGAGAACAACAAGCAGCTCGGCGTCTACGCGCTCGGCACCATCGGCAGCCTGCCGTTCCCGCAGCAGGACGCGATCCGCACGGTGAAGCTGACCATCGTGCAGCCGCGCCGGCCGGATGCCGACGGCAACGTCGTGCGCAGCACGACCATGACGCGCGCGGAGCTGAACGAGCTGCGCGCCGAGATCGACGCCGCGATCGCCCAGGCGAAGGAGCCGACGGCCCCGGTGTCACCGGGCGATCACTGCGCGTTCTGCCTCGCCGCCGCGGGCTGCCCGGCGTTGCGCGACCGCGCGCTGGCCGTGGCCCAGTCGGTGTTCGCCGACGGCAAGCTGACGGTAGGGCCGCCGGAAGTGACTGAGATGTCGCCGAAGCACCTGCAGGTGGTGTTGACCGGCATCCCCATGCTCGAGGCCTGGATCGCCCAGGTCAAGAAGCACGCGGAAGCGGTCGCACGCACGACCACGATCCCCGGCTTCAAGCTGGTCGAGAAGGTCGGCAACCGCCGGTGGACCGACCGAGCGACGGCCGAGAGCACCTTGCGCCAGTTCGGCGTCGAGCCTCTCGAAGTGCCGGACCTCATCTCGCCTGCCGCTGCGGAGAAGCTGGGCGGCAAGAAGCTGAAGACTGCAATCGAAGGGCTGACCGAGCGGCCCATCACCGGCGTCGTGCTCGTGCACGAAGCCGATCCCCGGCCCGCGCTCAACCTCGCGGTCAAGTTCCTCGGAGACCTGCTGGACTGAGCCGTCGAGGTCGGCAGGGGGCTCGCGATTTCCGCGGGCCGCCATACCGAGTTCGACTCCTTACTGACACGAAGAGACAAGTCACATGACCGACATCAAGAAGCTGGCCGCTACCGACATCGTCACCCCCGAGGTGCGTCTGTCGTTCCCGAACCTGTTCGAGGCGCGCGTCGTGCCGGGGTCGCAGAACGCGAAGCCGAAGTTCTCGGCGTCGCTCCTCCTGCCGCCGTCGTTCGACCTGAAGCCGCTGCAGCAGTCGATGGCCGCGGCGATGACCAAGAAGTGGGGCAAGGTCATCACCCTGCCGGCGGCGAAGAACCCGATCAAGGACGCCGCCGAGAAGGAAGGCCTTGCCGGCTACGAGACCGGCTGGCGATTCATCAACGTCAGCGCGAACCTGGCGTCGCCGCCCCAGGTCGTCGACCAGCGCCTGCTGCCGGTGACGGACCGCACGAAGGTCTACGCTGGCATGTGGGTGCGTGCCTACCTGAACGCGTTCGCGTGGGAGCACGCGCAGGGCGGCAAGGGCGTCTCGTTCGATCTGAACGCGATCCAGCTGATGCGCGACGGTGAGCGCATCGACGGCCGCCGCGCGACGACCGACGTGTTCACGCCGGTCGACATCGCCGAAGGCGACGCGAAGGGCGGCGACCTCGGCTCGCTGTTCGGCTGAGCCCGATGACGCGCACGCATCTCTTCCTGTTCTTCGACTTCGAGACCATCTCGGACGCCGACCTGAAGGCCGTCGGTGCCTGGAACTACTCCAGGCATCCGTCGACCCGAGTCACCTGCGCGGCGTTCGAACTGGCCTCGTCGAAGGACGACGAGCCCGTCCGCTACCGGTGGCTGCCCGGTCAGGCACTGCCGGTGGAGGTGCGGGCTCACCTGGAGAGCGGCGGGCGCGTCGTCGCGCACAACGCGTCGTTCGAGCGGTCGATCCTGGCGAACTGCTTCGACGTGTCCCACTGGCCACAGACCGAGCTCGACAACTGGATCGACACCGCGGTTCTCGCTCGCGCAGCGAACCTGCCGGGAGACCTCGAAGGCCTCGCGAAGGCGATCAAGCTGCCGGTGCAGAAGGACATGGAAGGCAACGCAGTGATGCGCGCCTACCGAACCCCCGAAGCCTGGAGCAAGACGACACCGGAGCAGAGGCAGAAGGTCTACGACTACAACGCGGCCGACGTGACAGTGATGCGCCTCGCATTCTGGCGTCTGCCGGGCACCACGATCGAAGAGCGCGAAGCGATGGTCGCCGACGCGGAGATCGGGCAGCGGGGCGTTCTGCTCGATACGCGTCGCGCGACCGTGCTGGCGCGCGCAGCCAAGGCACGCAAGCGGTGGCTCGAAGACGAGGCCTTCACCGCGGCCGGTGCCGACGTGGTCAAGGTGCTGACGCCGCAGCGGCTGAAGCCGTGGCTCGTCGAACGCGGCGTGAAGCTGCCGAAGAAGATGGTCGTCAAGGACGACGTGAAGACGTTCGTCGAGACCGCCGACAAGGCCGCGCTGGCGAAGCTGCTGGAGAGCACCGAGCTCGCCGACGACGTGCGCCGCGTGCTCGAGCTGCGCACCGAGCACGGCAAGACGGCTTCGCTGGCGAAGCTGGATCGTGTGCCGAAGCTCGTCGGCGACGATGGCCGCCTGCGCCACGCGCTGCGCTTCTGCGGCGCCCAGACGGGCCGCTGGGCCAGCTACGGCATCCAGGTGCACAACCTGCCCAAGAACAAGCTGAAGGGCAAGGGGCACGACTTCACGGCGTTCGTCGAGCACTGCATCGACACCGAGAACATCGACCTGCTGTCGCGTGTCTTCGACTCGCCGCTCGAAGCGATGTCGTCGTCACTGCGCGGGCTCTTCGTCGCGCCGGCCGGCTACGACCTGATCGGCGCCGACTACGCGGCGATCGAGGCCCGCGGTGTCGCGTGGCTCGCCGGCGAGCAGGCCGTGCTCGACATCTTCGCGAGCGGGCAGGACATCTACGTGGCGGACGCCGCCGGCGTCGGCAGTGACAACCGCCAGCTGGGCAAGACGCTGCGCCTCGGCCTCGGCTACGGTATGGGCGGGTTGAAGTTTCTGCTCACCGCCGCCAAGGATGGCATCGTGCTCGCACGCAAGGACGCCGCGCGCATGGTGAAGCAGTGGCGCACGAACAACCCCGCGATCGTCGCGTTCTGGCGCGACCTGGAGGCCGCTGCGCATGCCGCGGTGAAGGCACCGGGCGAGAAGCACAGCGCCGGGCCGATCACGTTCTGCTCGACGGGCTACTGCCTCGGCGTGCGCCTGCCGAGCGGCCGGGTGATCTACTACTGGCAGCCGCGCATCGTCGAGGTGACGAAGACCATCGAGGTCATCGACGACGAAGGCAACATCAAGCGGCGGGAGTTCACCGGGCCGGAGCTGCAATACTTCGCGCCCGACGACGAGACCGGTGAGTTCCTGAAGCAGAGCACCTACGGCGGCAAGCTGGCGGAGAACGTCACGCAGGCCGTGTGCCGCGACCTGCTCGCCGGCTTCACCGTCCGCGCTCGCGGCACGGTCTACGAGCTCGTGCTGCACGTCCATGACTCGGCCGCTGCGCAGGTCCGCGAGGGTCAGGGCAGCGTCGAGGAGTTCTGCGAACTCATGGCCGCGACTCCAGCCTGGGGCACCGGCTTTCCGATCAAGGCCGAGGGATACCGCGCCAAGCGGTTCAAGGGTTAGCCATGAACGTTGTGACTATTCAGAAAAGCATTGACACGACTGTCACCTGACGCTAATGTCCCGCCCGTGACCCCACGAAACCGTTTCCGTCTGGAGCAGATCGGCAGCTGTGTGCTGATCCTCCTGTTCATCCTCTCTGCTCTGTTCCTCTGAACTCCCATGCGCAAGATCAAGCGTCGCAAGCCCGTCAAGGCCAAGCAGGCCAAGTCCCCGTTCCTCGTCGTCACCCCGATCGCGCAGCTGCTCCGCGCGCGTCGCGTCGTTTCCATCCTGCCGAAGCTGGCGCGGAAGCGTCCGATGTCGCAGTGGATCAAGCGCACCGGGATCAGCCGCATGCACTTCTACCGCATCGTCAGCGGCCTCGTGCAGGCGAACGCGACGATCGTCGCGAAGTTCGTCCGCGGCTGCAAACTGCCAGAGCGGACGATCCGCCAGAAGCTGGACGCGACGTGGCGCGGCGCGCGCAAGCTGCGGGGGATGATCTCGTGATCCCGCCCCTCGTGCAGCCGCCACCGCTGCCGGCCGGTGCGCCGCAGCCGTCACCGCTGAAGGCCTGGGAGTTCTGGTTCCTGTTCGGCCTGTCGATCGTCACCATGGCGCTGCTGATCGCAGTCGCTCGAGGTGCCTGATGAACCGCCGCCTGACCGACGACGAGCTGGCCCGGCTCCGCGCGCAAGTCGCGGATCGCCGGGCCAGCGTCTTCCGCGACGTGCTGAACCGCGGCGGGTTCCGTAACGTGCTGAAGGCGCTACTGCAGGAGGTCGCGGAGACGCGTGCGGTGGCGGACCGCATCCTCGAACGCGAGCTCGACCGCCTAGCGCCGTCGAAGTGCAGCGTCTGCGGGCTGTATCAACCCCGCTGCGGGTGCGCATGATCTGGCCCGACATCTGGCCCTTCGTGCTCGCCGCCGTCCTGGTGCAGTGGCACCGGAAGCAGCTGGCGACGCGAGGCCTCGACTCGCGCCGCGGCGGCGAGGCGCACGACCGCGCCTGCCGCTGCGAGGCCTGCGACCCGGTGTTCTCGCCGTGGGTCGACCGCTGGGTGAGGATCGCGTGACTAGCGAGGTGTGGCGACCCGTAGCCGACGCCCCAGGTTACGAGGTGTCCGATCAGGGTCGCGTGCGCCGCGGCGAGCACATCCTCACCCCTTGGCTCGTGGCGTCATCTCGCGACCCGCTGCGGTGCTACCTGAAGCTGGGGCTCTGTGGGCCCGGCGGTCGCCGGCGTGTGTTCGTGCACCGCCTTGTCGCCGCCGCGTTCTGTGACCGCCCAGACGACGCAACGGACGTGTGCCACCTGAACCACACCAGCACCGACAACCGCGCGTGCAACCTCGCCTGGAAGGCGCACGGGGCCAACATCGCCGACACCTACGGCGAGGACGCTGTCGAGCGCCGGGCGATCTTCGAGGAGTCGCTCGGCCTGCTCAGCTACCTGCCACCGGACGGCGAGCCGTTCTGACTACGGCTGCCGCGTCCCCTCCGCCGGCCGGCCGGTGACCAGCCCGCGGGTCAGGTCCGCGGCGTTGTAGGGCTCGACGCGACCGCCGGCCACGTCCATCGCGTAGCCGATCGGCCGGCCAGCTGCAGCGAACGGCAGCCCCGTCAGCAGCGTCAGCAGCGTCAGCACGTCGCGGATGCCCTTGCCGGTGACATCGCGCTCCGGGTCGAACGCGGTGCGCACCGTGCGGATCACGCCGACCGTTGCGGCTTCGAGCGCCGACACCGCCGGGCTCGTCATCATGCGGTCGTCGTAGGGCTTGTCGTTCCACGCGTTCACCAGTGGCATCACCGCGGTTCCGAACGGCAGCAGCGCCAGGGCGCCGCGGCCGAGACCGCCGAACGTCCACGAGGCGAGCTCGTCGGCGTAGCCATCGTCGTCCTCGTCGTCCCACTGGCCCGACGCCGTGCGCGCGATCGCGTCGGACACCAGCATCGGTGCCGCGAAGCCGAGCACGAACACGTAGAACAGCGAGCTCGCACCGCCGCGCCAGCCGAGCGACTGCACGACCTTCTGGAACTCGGTGAGGTTCAGGTTCGCGAGCATGTTGAAGTAGCCCGAGAACTGCGTCAGCGTGCGCACGAACGGCGACCCGGCCTCGAAGCGCGACAGCGCCTCGGCGTCGTTGCTGCCCTGCGTCAGCCGCACCGCCGCATCGGCCTTCGCGATCGCGTCGACATCCGACGCGCCGTCCGCGAGCGCCTGCTCGTGCGCGCCGACCCAGGTGACGGCGTCGACCATGTTCTGCATCGTCGACTGCAGCACGTAGGTGTGCCGGCCGGTCCACTTCTGCAGCTTCTGGAACTTGTTCGGGTTGAGCAGCACGTCGTTGATCGCGTCGGTCAGCTCGAACAGCTGGTTGTCGAAGCGGTTCTTCATGTGCGACGACAGTTCGCCGATCTCGGCGGCGACCTGCCGCGGCGCGCGCAGGTAGCGGTTCAACGCGCCCTGCAGGTAGGTGGGCTTCACCTTCAGCGCCGCCGGGAACCAGCCCGTCACCTGCTGCATCGCGTTCGACAGGTTCAGGAACATCGTCGACATGCCGGTGCGCGTGCGCACCGTGCGCCAGAACTGGTCGATCGTCGGGTCCATGCCCGGCTGCTCGGTGACCTGCCGCGCGGCGCGCGTCAGCCACGGCAGGATCGTGCCCTCGACCATCACCGGGTCGACCGCGTTCATCTGCGCGGCCAGCGCCGGGTCACGCATCATCGACAGCACGTCGCGGATCGCCGGCTGGACGTGCGCGAACCGCACGAGGCCGTCGATGTGCGACGCGATCTTGCGGATGTCGAGAGACAGCGGCCGGCGATACTCCTCGACGCGCGCCTTGACGAACCCCATGCCGACCGCCGGCAGCGACTGCCGGAAGTCCGACTCGAGCGCCTCCATGCCGGCGTTGATGCGAGCGTCGCGCACGAGGAACTCGTCGGTCTTCGCCGGCACGTAGCCGCCGGCGAAGTCGCCGAAGCTGGTCTTCACCGTGCGCGCCTTCACCTCCTTGAAGTAGTGCCCGAAGAGCTTCTTGTGCGCCCGCTGCGCGATCGGCTTCGTCTGCTCCATGAGCTCCCACACCGACCGCACCCACTTCCAGTGCGCCTCGGTGACGACGCCCTCCTTCTCGAGCCGCTCCAACAGCTTGTCCCACTGCGCCGAGTTGACGGTCTCGCGCTCCTCGCCGATGAACGGCTCGTTCGGATCCGTCCATCCGCGGCCGACGAGCAGCTTCGCGAAGTTGCTGTCGTTGCCGGTGTGCAGCATCGCACCGAGCAGCTCGGCGATGCCCAGGCCACCGTTGCCGGCACCGAACGTGTAGCCGATCTCGGGGGCCGCGATCTTGCCGACCGGCAGCTTGCCGAGCGCGCTCAGCTTGTCGACGAAGGCGGCGACCAGGGCGTTCCGGTCCTTGCGGTAGGCGTCCAGCGCCCCCTGCACCGGCCGGAACAGGAACCGGGTGAACGACGCGCCCAGGCTGTCGAACAGCGACTCGGCCCGGCGGGCGGCCGAGCGCATCCCTTGGAGCCGGCGCACAACGCGCTGGCGCAGGCTAGGCGCCTCGTTCTCACCGGGGAGCGGCCCGGAGGGCACCCGAGGCGCGATCTCGCCGCGCATGGCGTCCAGGGCTTCGTCGCGGGCCATCAGCTGACCTTCGATCTCGACCTGCTTGCGCCGCTTCGACTGCCACCACAGCGACTGCACGGTGTCCCGCAAGACGCGGAACTCCGCCAGGGTCAGGTCGCGGTAGTCCTTGGCGCCGGCCAGGGAGAGCCCGATCAGCTGGTTGACCTCGGTGAACATCGCCGGGTCGTAGGCCTTGATCTGCTCCAGCAGCTCGGACGCGCGGGTCAGCATGGCCGTGCGCTGCTCGGCGCTGCCGCCGATCTGGAACGCCGCCAGCAGCGCGCGGGCGGCGCTGACCAGGGCGATCTCGCGGGTCTTGCCGACCTTCTCGTCCGGCTTCCAGACCGGCTCGAAGCTGCGCAGCGCGGTGTCGATCTCCTCGGAGGCCTCGATCGCGTGCAGCGCCAGCTGCTCCTGCAGCAGCTGCTGCCGCTTCGCCACGATCGCGCCCTCGGTGTCGCCCTTCCGCAGCGCCTCGAACGCACGCTGCGACGCGCGACGCTCGCCACGCACGAAGACGCGCGGGCTGACCTCGCGGACCTTGCGGCCCTGCAGCCCGACTCGCGCGGCTTCCTTCGCCGCGGCGACGAGCTGCTGCACCGGCTTCTCGGCTCGGAGCAAGTGCCGCAGTTCGGCGGCGACGAACCGCGTGCGAGCGTCGTTGTGCAGCGCCTTGTCGATCGCGCGCTCGATCTCCTTCGGGTTCGAGAGCTCGGCATACTCGGCGAGCAGACGGCTCTGCACGCTCGACTCGATCGCCTCCGTGATCGGCGGCGTCTCCATCAGCGCCTTGACCATGGAGTCACCGGAGTCGAAGCCGAACAGCATCGCGACCTCGTCGGGCGCGACGCCGTTCTCGGCGGTGAAGCGACGCACGAGACCGAGCGACAGCTCTGGCTCGATCGCCTTCGTCAGCGCGCGGTTCAGCTTGTGCACCGGCGACGGTTCACCAATGACCTCGCCGGCTTCGTTGCGCACGACGCCGTCCTGCAGCCACGCGATCGCGCGGTAGACCTTCATGCGCGCGACGCGCGGCGCTTCTTCCTCACGCAGCTTCTCGCGGATGCCGTCCTTCTCTGCCTGCAGCTTGCGCAGCACCTTGCCGCGCGCGTTGCGCAGCCACGTCATCTGCCGCAGGCTGTCCTGCGTCAGCTGCGACACCGCAGCGGCGTCGGCCGCGGCGGCGAGCTCGCTCAGCTCCTTCCAGTCGTCCTCGTTGCCGCCCTGCTTGACGAACTCCTCGCGCGTCTGGAACAGCGGCACGGCCGCGTCGCGCACCGTCGCCGCGCGGATCTCTTCCTCGGCCGCGATCATGCGGTTCATCACCGAGCGGACCTCGGGCGACAGCTGCGGCAGCGCCTCGCCAACGTCGGCGCGGTAGGCGGCGTCGAGCTGCACACCGAGCACCTCGGCGAGCATCGCCTTGTAGGCGATGCGCAGCCACTCCATGAAGCGATCGAAGAGACGCTGTTGCGCAGCCGTCGGCGCCTTGCCCTCGAACAGGTAACGCTCGAAGTTGTAGGCGAAGGCCTCGTGGTGCTTGCGCTGCTGGTCGATCGACATGCCGACCCAGGCCTCGAGGTTCGGGACGCCGAACCAGTCGAGCAGCGTCTGCATGTCCTGCTGCACCGACGCCGGCGCCTCGGGCATCGCGGCCATCCGTTCGAAGACCGACAGGAAGTAGTGACCGAGCTCGTGCAGCCACGTCGAGCTGTCCGAGTTGCTGTTCAGGATGATGCGCAGCTTCGCCGGGTCGAACTCACCGCGCGCACCTTGGAACAGCGGGAGGCCTGCGAAGACCGCCTCGCGCATCTCGTCGGTGATCTCGATCTGAAGACGGCCGTCTTGGGTGGCCCTGCCGCCGAGCTTCTTCACCAGCTTCGACGCCGCGGCCGGCACGATCTTGTCGTAGAAGCCGCGCATGCCTTCGCTCTGGATGACATCGCGGCCGCGACGCTCCTCTCCGAACGCCGCACCCATCACCCACTGAGCGGCTTCGGCGCCGATCACCTCACTGAGCGGCTTGCCTTCGACTTGCGCCGCCGCGGCGAAGTCGTTGGCGACCTCGATGGTGCCGTCTGCGTTCACCTCGAACTCCGAGGTGCCTCGATCGTCTTGCATCTCGACGACGACGACGCGGTCGATACCGGTCGAATCCGCCTTCGTCGGCTCGCGAACTGACATGCTCTGCACCACTCGGTCGAGAGAGAACATCTTGGCCACTTCGGCGCCGGTGGCGAACTCGATGCGCTGGTAGCCGCCTTCGACAGCCATCATCAGCAGCTTCTTGAGCGCGAGGTTGAGCCAACCTTCAGTGGTGCGGATGAACGGCCCGTCCGGCGGCGCATTGTCCTCGAACGAACTGCTGTAGTCTTCGAGCGCCTTTCGTGCCGCGACTCGATCATCGCTAGCTTTACGGAGATCCTGCACCAGACTCTGATACTCCGCGTCAGCGTCGAGTGTCGCTTGGTCCGCCTCGCTGCGCAGGCCTCGAGAATCGACGAGTGAGTTCGGAAGGATTTCGTTGATCCGCTCGTCGACCGCGGCTTTTGCGGTTCGCACCACGTCCTGCGCTGCTCGATCGGCTTGCTCAAGACGCTTCATCCTCTCTTCATTGAACGTGCCTCGATCGCGGGCCGCCTGCCCCCAGTCGCTCTGCAGTTCGTGCACCCGGAGCACCCGGCCTTCGGAGAAGTCAGAAGTGCGAATGTGTGCAAGCACGTTCAGCGGTCCCCAGTGGGTAGAGCGGAACCCCTTGCGGGCGGTGGTATGCGCCGCCACAACCGCGCGGTCATGCGCGATGGCAATAGACCGAAGCAGGTTGGCTGCATCGAGCTGCACCTGACGAGCCACCCCGTTAGCGGTCAGCTCGCCCAGGAGCCGCAGCGCCTCGTCGTAGCCTCCCGTCAGCTCAACCATCTTTGCCGCTTCCTCCCACACGTCGAGCCCCCATCCGGTGGCGTTGCTGCCTGCCTCCGCGGCGGCGCGCAAGTCAGCGGCGGTCTTGAAGCGCCGCTCCGGCACCTGCACCGCGGTCGGAGTTCGCAGCAATACTTCGCGGTAGTTGGCCCCGCCAGGGCGGGTCACGTAGTCAGCGTATCGCACTGACTCCGAGTGCACGGTGCCGTCGTTGTCTGACATCGTCAGTGTCTCGACTTGCACACCGCGCTCCTGCAGGTAGGCCTCGACCGCTTCGCGAGTCACCTTGCCCTCTTGCATGTCGAGCCAGTCGAGCACGCCCGACCATTCGAGTTCGTCGGGCTTCACGACGCCCTTGTTCTTCAGGCCGGTGAGCTGCTGTTTCCAGCCGTCGGGTGACAGTGTCTTCGCGGTGAGGCCGCGGACGCCGCGCAGCAGCGCCGAGTAGAAGCCGATGCCGCCTTCGGTCTGCATCTGCGCGAACGTCGAGCGACCGCCGGCGTAGCCTTCGGTCATCACCCAGTCCGGCAGCACGCCGATCTTCTGCGGTGCATACTGCGTGTCGGCACCGTTTGCGGTGCGGTTCGCTTGCGCGAACGGGCCGAAGTTGACCCAGCTGTTCTGGCCGCGCGTCTCGGTCGTCAGTGCCTTCTGTGCCAGCGGCGAGAACATCGCCATGTGCTGTTGCCACGCGTTCTCCTCACCTTCGGCGCGGAAGCCGACGCCCTCCATGATGTGCCCGAAGTAGTCGTGCACGATGCGGAAGATGTCGTTCGCGCGCACCGGTCGGCCGCTGATCGTCTCGCCCTCGACGACCTGCAACAGCGGGTTGCCGGTGATGTCGACGTTCGCCGACTCCGTGCCGCCGAACCCCGCGTCGGTCGGGAAGACCCACAGGTGGTTGTTCTGCACCACGTCGAGAATCGCGTTGCGCGGGTTGCCGTAGGGATCGGCACCGGTGATGAACTCGACGACGAGCCCAGTCTCCTTGATCGCTTCCCACTGGGCCAGCGTTTCGCGGATCATCGCGTCGTAGGCGGCCTTCACGTCCGGGTTCTGCGGATCGTGCGGCATCGCCTCGAATGCGTCCGCGATGCGCTTCGCGCGCTCCGGGTCGACCTTCACGTAGGTCGTCGGCGGGTTGTGCGGGATGCCAGCACGCTCGGCGTAGCGTTGCGCGGCCTCGCGCGCCGGCTGGAACGGCCCGAAGGTTACGTCGCGGCCGTCGACCTTGACGACTGCGGGGAGGCCGGCGAGGGGCTCGTCAGGGCCAAGACGCGCCCCGCCCTGGTCAGCCAGTAGTCCGTCGCTTCCTCGAACTCCTCCGGCGTTGCGAAGTCCGTCGCCACCGGCTTGGTCGCTTGCAGCTGTGCTCTGTTCATTGGTTCCTCCGTTGGTTGTGTCCTGACGGAACAGCCGGTTGTCCTGCGTCACCGAGACCGGGACGTTCGTGTGCTGCGGGCCGAGCAGCGTGACGACGCCTTGCGTGCCTTCGCCGACGCGCTGAGCGCGAGGCACGAAGATGCCGTCGAAGCCGGCGTTGACGATCGCCTGCTCGAGCTCGTTGAAGTCGCGACTACCGCTGTCGCGCCATGCCTGCACCAGCCCGCGCGGATCCTTGTCGGTGTTGTAGACGTTCGTCAGCGTCGTCTCGGTGCGCACGTCGCCGACGCCCGGCTCGGGCTGGATGCCCGCACCGGTGTCGACGTAGAAGTGCACGCGCTTGCTGAGCGTCGGGTCGCCGGTCACGCGACGCGCTTCGGCACCGCGGAGGCCGCTGCCGTAGAACTCGCCAGACAGCGCGGCCCGCGGCTCGCGCGTGAAGTGCACACCACGCACCGTGTCCGCACCGTCGACCGGAGTGCCGTAGCTCGGCACGGCGGTCTGCTGGTTCAGCGTCGCGCCGGCGGCGACAGTCTCCAGCCGGAACTTCGCGTCGAACTCCTCCGGCGTCATGTTCAGCTTGGCCGCGTTGACGGTGACGAAGCTGGTGTAGAGCCGCGCGTTCGCACGGGCCTCGACGCCCTGGAACTTGTTCGTCGCCTTCAGCTCGTCCAGCTGGCGCTGCATCACCTTCTTGGCTGACTCGAGGATCTGCTTCGAAGTGTCCTTCGCGTCCTTCACGATCGCCTTGGCCTCGTCGGTCAGCTCCTTCAGCAGCGGCGCGGAGCGATCGCGCTCCGACTGGCTCAGCGCATCGGGATCGACGCGCAGGTGCTGCAGCAGGTCTGCACCGAGCGGGGTCTTCGCGACGTGGGTGACGAAGTCCGCCGTCGGGATGGTCACGTCTTCACCGCGGGCCGCCTTCTGCTCCAGGTCGTCGAGCACGCCGGGCATCTTCGCGCGGAGCGAGTCGGTCACGGAGCGTTCGGTGCCGATGCGGCCGGCTTCGGCCTGCGCGCTGTCCGCCTGCCGCAGCGTCTGCAGCAGCGCCGCGGCGTCGACCGTCAGGTCCGGCACCGAGTTGCCGGCGGCGTCGGCGACGAACTGGTGGAACAGATCCGGCGCGCGTTCGAGCAGCTTCGGCTCGACGGCGGCGCCCTTCTGCAGTGCTTCGAGGATCTTGGTCTGCGTGTCGACCACTTCGGCGCGACGCGACTCGCTCTGCAGCCGCGCCACCGGGCCCGGCAGGCCGAGCAGGAGCATGCCCTCGAACGTCTTCTGCGCGACGCCCAGGACGCGGTCGGCGATCTGCCCGCGGCCGTCAGCGGTCGCCAGCAGGCTCGCCAGTTCGGGCCGCGTGTAGGCGCGCAGCAGCTCCTCGGCCGCGATGTTGGTCGTCTCCTGCAGCATCTCGGTGACGACCTCGGCACCGATCGACGCGAAGTAGCTCTTGGCGAGCGTGCCCCAGGCGGCGCCGGTGGTCTGCTTGACCAGTTCGGAGGCGAACCGCTTGCCGACCGTCTGGCGCAGCGCGACCTTGATCGGCGCCGACGCCAGCCGGAAGCCGACGGCCTCGAGCGCGCCGTTCACCAGACCGACGCCGAGCGCGGCGCTGCGCGCCTCGTTCTGCGTGTAGCCGGACTGCATCAGGTCGAGGTAGGCGGAGCCGCCTTCGGTGATGACCGCCTGCGCGCCCATGCCGGCGGAGAAGCCGTAACCGAAGCCTGCCGCGGCACCGACCGGAGTGGCCACCGAGCCGGCCGCCGCGCCGGCGGCGCCCGTCGCCAGCGCGCCGGGGATCGACGGCAGCCACTGGCCGAGGATCTCCAGCGTGCCGCCGAAGGTCTTCTCGATGACACCGGCGCGCGGCGGGATCGCCTGCAGCCGGCGGTCGATCTCGGCCAGCTCGCGCTTGTCCGCTTCGTTCGACCAGCCCATCGCGTAGCGCGCACCGAGTTCGCCTCGCCGGCGAGTCAGCGCGCCGGTGTCCCACTGCTGGCCGATCCAGTCGAACAGCCCCTCGGCCTTCTGCATCGCCGCGAGGTCGTCGTGCACCGCCGCCGAGAAGTCGCGGTTGCGCAGGTTCATCGCGAGCACCGGGTTCGCCGCGAGCGTCGCGGCGTCCTGCAGCTGCTTCGCACGGATCATGCGCTTGACCTCGTCGTAGCGCGCTTGCACCGCGTCCTGCGGGATCTGCGACAGCTGCGACAGCTTGCGCTGTTCAGCGAACAGCGACGGCTCCTGCTGCGTTGCAGCGTCGAACGACGCGACGAGCTGGCGCTTCTCTTGCTGGATGCGCTGCCGGTAGGTCTCGCCGATGGCGTCGAGATCGGTGAGGAACGGGGGTAGGTCGGTCATGGCTAGTTCTTCGCGGCTTTCTTGCGGGCAGCTTCTTCTTGGTTGAGTTGGCGCCGCATCTCGGCAGTGACTTCCGGAACGCTGCGGCTCCCGAGGATGGCGCTCGCGGCCTCGGTCACGTCGAGCAGGCCTCGAGTCAAGTTGTCCGCCGGGGTCGGGGCACCCGTCTCCACCGGGATACCGTGCCACTGGTAGAAGTCCGCGACGCTAGTCGCATCGCCAGCGCCGCCCCAGGCACGGCGCCGCTGCTCAGATCCGAGAAACGCCCACCGACGGTAGGAGCTCCACCACGGGTGATTGTAGGACGCCGGGGAGAGCCTATCGTAGGCGCGCCACGCGGTCTCCAGGTCACTTGCCGTAAGAGCGGCGGACACCGCTGCGTCGCGCTGTCGCTGCGCAGCGAACATCTGTTGGTATTTCGTCTCCAGTTCCGCTTGCCTCGCAGCGTCACCGGCCGCGCGGGCCTTCGCTGCGTCTACCGCAGCGGTTTTCTCCTTGGCGATGCGCGCAGCCTGCGCGGTGGCCTGCTGCTTCAGCTGCCCCAGCTTCATGCGAGCCGTCTCCTCGTGCTTGAGCTCGCCGTAGGCGACTGCGTAGTCAAACTCGCTCCGAGACGCGATAGAGAACTGAATGCGCGCGGCCTTCTCCTGGTCACCTTCCGCGAGGGCCGCCTCACGACGCTTTTGGAGGGCGACCGTGATCTGCTCCCAGATCCCTTCCTTGCGGATGTCGGCGTAGGAGACAGGCATCACGTTCCCCTGGCCGTCAGGCACCTCGACGATCAGCTCGCCGCGGGACGCGACATACTCGGGGACGAACGCCGTCGGGTTGCCTTCGGCGTCGAGGTAGATCGACCGCTTGACACCGTCCGGTGCACGGACCTTCTTCATCATCTCGCCGGCGACGAACTGTTCCGCCAGCTCGCGTCCGCTCTTGGTCGGCGAGTCCGCGGCCAGCCGCCGCATGTCCTGCTCGAACTTCGCAAGCAGCTGCTTGCGCTCGTTGAGCTGCGGCTGAGTAGGCTTCTCCGGCAAGGCACCGAGCATCTTGTCGAGCACGTTCACGTCGACCCAGTCGGCGTCGTTCAAGACGGTCAGCCCGTTCGCGGAATCGCCCCCGCGCGACTGCTTCGTCGGCGCCTGCGTGCTGTTCGCCGCCGCCCACAGCGCGCCGAGCCGGTCCGTGTCCCGCTCGTCGAGCGACATCCAGGTGGAGTCGGCGATCACGTCCCACGGCACGCCGCGCAGCGACACCGGATCCGCCTGCGCGGAGCGCAACAGCCCCACACCTTCCGGCGTGGTCAGCCGGCGACCGCGCAGCGCATACTGCTCGGTGACACCGCGGAGGCCGGCGGCTTCGAGCTTCTGGATCAGCGGCGCCGGCAGGATCTCGTCGATCGTCCGCTGCGGCTGCATGCCGGGCCCGTTGACCGCGTTCTTGCGGTCGAGGTCGAGCGCCGTGTTGACCTCGGTGAGCAGGTCGGACCGCTGCTGCGCCGACACCCGGTGCGCGCGAGCCTCGCGAGACTCGACCGTCGACACCGCCAGCTGATACTGCTCCTCGTTCAGCGCGCCGGCCTTCAGCTGCTCGTCGAGCTTCTTGACCCGCTCGGCGTAGGGCAGCTGGTCGAGGGCCATGGCCGCAGTGACAGCGCCGTCGCGCGTCTCCATCTTCTGCAGCACGGCGTCGGTCGCGGCCTTCGTCTCCGCGGTTAACTCGTTCTGCCAGTCGATCGTTTCGTAGTAGGTCTTCAACCCCTTCGTGTCCCCCGCGTCGGCGAGCTTCTTCAGCACCGAGCCGTGCATCGCCGACCGGGCCGCCAGCATCGTCTGCTTGTAGATCGCGCTGTCCTGCGGGATGCCCTGCATCGAGAGCTGCTTGTCGATCGCCGTGAGGCCTGCGTCGAAAGCCTCCTGCGCCTTGTCCTCGAAGCCGGGGCGCTGCCAGAACAGGAACATCCGCTGGGCCTCTTTGGCGTTCGCGCTCAGCTCGGCCAGCTTGTAGGTCTTCGTCTGCTCGGCCTCGTGCTGGTCGATCGCCTCGACGAACCCCTGCATCAGTCGTGCGGCGCGCGGGCTGAATCGGCTCTCCTGGGTCGGGTTCTCGATGCCCTTCTGCAGCTGACGAAAGCCGGCGTCGAGCTCGTCGATCACCGCCTTGCGGCCGGCCTGCGAGTCGCGGCCCGTGGTGCGCAGGAACGCCGACACCTTCTCGCGCGCGAAGTTCGACAGCTTGGTCTCGAGCTCCGTCGCGCGGGCGCTGTCGTAGTCGTTCTGTGCCTCGAGGCCGGCTTGGTAGATGCCCGTCGCCGCAGCCTGCGCACCGCTGCCGAGCTGCTGCAGCTGCTCGCCGACGGCGCTGCGCATCGGAGTGACACCGGGGGTAGAGAAGCCGCCGGTCTGCTGCGACTGCGGGTTGACCGAAGGAAGTGTGACCATGGCTCAGTTCTGCGAGTAGCGGCTCCAACGACGGTTCTGCACCCACGCGTTCGACAGCGTGCCGACGGATCCGAGGATCGAGCTGCCGAGCGCGAGCCCGGTGCTGATCGACCGGCCAGACGCACGCGCATTCTCGCCGGAGACGCGCGCCATCGCCGCACGGTTGCGCGCGTCGACACCGCGTCGACCTTGCGCAGCGACACCGCGGGCCGCGCCGACGCCGATCGCGTTCACGTCCTCTTGGCGGGTCACCTCGACGTTCGCCAACTGCTCCGCGGAGCTGCCGACACCGACCTGGACGCCACGCGCCGCGGCCGACACCCGAGCGCGGGCGCGCTCCTGGCCGGCGCGCATCGAGACCTGCCCGGCTTCGCGTCGTGCATCGGCCAGGATCTGCGACGCGTCGAACTCCGCGGCGCGCGCCTCGATGTTCGCGATCGAGGCCTCGAAGTCGGCGTTGATCGCCATGCTCTCGGCCTGCGACTTCTGCGACTTGGCGCTGTAGAACGCGCCGGTCGCCTGCAGACCGGAAGCGCCGACGCTGGCCCAGAAGCCGAGCGTGGCGAGGTTGGCTTCCCACGGGGCGGACGAAGACGCGCCCAGCACGGGCGAGGTGGCACCGCTCCAGTAGCCGCCTGAGTTTGGTGATCCCGACACGCTAGCCTCCGAGCTGCACCTCGACCGTCAGGCCGAGCACGCGCAGCGGCAGGGGTGACACCTGCCGAATGTAGAACCCGCTCTCGATCGACCAGGGGGAGTCGAACGGAACCTTCTCCTCGATCGAGTGGAAGAACGGGCCGATCTTCGGCGCCGCGTCGACACTGGACCAACCGCAGTCGAAAGCGCCCAGCACAGGCACCACCTTGTCGGTCGGGGAGCGGCCGAGATAGTAGCCGCCGCTCTGCAGAATCTTCACCGAGGCCTTGGTGACCGCACGGGTGTTGCCCTGCGTCAGCCCCTCAGTCTGCGCCGCCGGCGGCAGCGTCTGCAGCTCGAGCGGGTAGGCCAGTCCGACCACGACATCGACGGCGGGGCTCGCCAACGAGAACGCCCCGGTCGTGCCGTTGGTGACGATCGGGCCTACCGGCTTCCCGTCGGCGAGCCCGTAGAGCACCGCGCCGGGCAGGTGCGGAATGGTGAAGTCCTGCGCGGCCCAGAACCAGTTGGTTCGCGGCGTCGATGGCAGGTCGGTGCCATCGACGACCCACGTCTGCTGTAGCACGCGCGCGATGACGGTCGTGCTGTTGGTGTAGGTCACGATCTTGAAGTAGTGCCGCTTGCCGGCACCCGGCGCCTCGAAGCCAGAAGCCGGCGCCGGGGTCTCGATCAGACAGATCGACCGACCCACGTCCGACGGTGCGAACGTGGCGCCGCTGGCGTTGATGAAGTAGCCGATCCCCGTCCCAGCGGGGGCGCCTCCGACGAAGTTGAGCGTCGTGGTGCCGCGGGCCCCGTTGTAGCGCAGGTGACTGTCGAGGAAGACTTCTTGGTTCGGGTCGCCGGGGATCTTCATTGTGTGCAGGCGCTCGATGCACCGGTAGTAGACCGCTCCGCCCAGTCCGTCGCCGAGCAGCCGACGCACGACCACGTAGAGCACGTCCTCGTCACCTTCCGGCACCTGCGTGACACTCTCGAACGTCGCCATCGTGCCGGAGAACTGAGACGGCGAGTCGTGCCAATGCCACGAGCCGACGCGCTCTTCGGGGACGTAGGTCATCCCCAGCAACTTGCCGTCCGTGGTAGCGGCGAAGCCGACCGGCACCGGGCTCTGGAGGAACGCGAAGTCGGTGATCGTCCGGTTCTCAACGAGGTGCGGCGCGCGCAGCGACAGGTCGCGCGGCACGTAGCCCTGCGCCTCGCTCTGCCAGCTGGTCTCGAGGACGTGCGAGCCACGCTCTGCGGTGTAGAGCGCGACGTTGCCGACGATCGCCGGACGCACCTTGGCAGCACCGAAGCCGCCCTGCGGTCGGACGGCGACCGACTCGGGCGTCAGCGCGTCGCTGTTCAGCGGGGTGAGGCGGAACACGTCCTCGTCGGTCAGGACCACCAGCTGCGACAGCGGCAGCAGGAAGCGGATCGACGACGCGAGGCGCGAGCTGACGCGGAACGCGATGCGGTCATCGTCCTGGCCGGGCTCGCGGAACGTCAGGTCACTCTCAGTGCCGGTGCGGGTGAGCAAGCAGTCCTGCGGGCGCAGCGAGAACCCCGCGAGCGCGCGGCGCTGTTCGTAGTAGCCGACCGCCCCCGGGTTACCGTAGCTGACGCCGTCGGTGCGCGGCGGCGTCTTGCCGGTGTCCGGGTTGACCTTGCCATCGTCGGTGAACGCTGGCGTCGTCACCTCACCGAGCAGTCCGAAGACCGCCCCGAGTTTCCGATACACTCGATAGCCGACAGCACCTGCGACAGCGGTCCACGCAAAGTCGTTCTTCGACCCCTCGATATCGAGATCGGTGTCCGTCGTTGCCAGAGCTGCAGGGAGCGACTCCGACCCATCAGCAAAGACAGCCGTGACTTGATACACATTACCCGCCCCGAGAGCGGTTCGTCGAGCCCAGCCCACACCGGCAGCCGACCCGACGATGGGACCTGGGTTCCCTCGCGGGCGGAGTCGGATGCCGGGCGGGTCAAGACCCTCGAAGACAGCCGACACGATGTATTCGCCCGCAGCATTCCCATCCCACGCCCCGGTGCCGTCGGCGTTGCCCGACATCCACACACCGTCACCCACGATGAACCCCGTGGCCCGCACTCCGGTTCCGGCCACGCCGAGATCCCACCGCGCAAGATCGGGGACCGTGGCGTTCGTGTTGAGCTGGACGACTTCACCGTAGGTTCGGGTCACGGTGATCGGTGTGACAGTGATCGACACCGGAGTGGTGTTGACAGTGGCCAACGTCCAGCTCGTCGGACCCGAACGGCGCAGCTCGCGGAGCGCGTAGTTCGGGTGCGCGAGCGTCATCACGTCGAAGCTCTGCGTGTAGTCGATCGAGAACAAATCGGCCTCGGCGTAGGGGTTGGCCACTTCGTAGGGCACGCCCGGCGAAGTCTCGATCGGGGCGCCGTTCTGGAAGAACCGGAAGTAGCCGGCGCCCATCTCGATCAGCAGGTTCTGTCCCGCGCCGTAGCGGAACGTCAGCAGTCGCGTCTTCTTGGTGCTGTCCTTCACCTTGGCGATGAAGCGGAAGCCCGGCCGCTTGAAGACGCTGCCCTGCGGCTTGACGATGCCGTTGCGACACCGGAGCAGGCCGTTCGTGAACGTCGCGAGGTCGAGGCGGCCGGCGATCTCGGGCGCGATCTCGCCAGCAGAGAAGGTCGCTTGGTAGTTGCGGATCATGCGCGGGCCGAGATCGAAGAGCCGACGTTGAACGGAGCGACGAAGCGTTGGTCGGCGTCGTTGGTGCGCGCGCCGGCGAGCGACATCTCGCGCATCTGCAGGCAGTGCTTCTGTAGCGCGATGCCCTCCTGACCTTGGACGAGGGCAGCGGCGAACACCGCGGCGAGATCCCACGCCAGCGCCTCGATGAACAGCGTCGAGAACAAGTTCGGGTTCGTCACCGTCGAGGTGTAGATCACCGTGGCGATCTCGACATCGGTGTAGATGCGCTGCGTGCCGTCGGCGTCGAGCTCGATGGCGTAGTGTGCCGGAGTGATGCCGGCGTCGGCGTCACGCACACCCGGCGGAAGCAGTGCCTGCAGCGACAGGAAGTCGCTCGGCAGTTCGTAGCAGTAGTCCCACCGAGAGGTCGCCCCGCCGGTGACCGCGACCACGTCCGGCGACTTCGTCGCGAACGACCAGCGGTGCCGCGACAGCAGCGTGTTCACGCGCTGGCCGTAGTGCCTCACGGCGATGTCGGCTTCCTTCGTGCCGTCGAGCGGAGCGATGCTGGTGACTCGCGCGGACTGACCGGCGTAGCCCAGCGCGATGTTGACGATCGAGACTTCGGTGACCACTTCCTTACCTCCGACGAAGACGAAGTAGGGCGAGCTGTTCATGTCGACGAACTCGCTCCAGTTGACGGCGTCAACGAGCGTGCCGCCAATGCGCACGTCGTTGAAGAAGATCCGGCTCGGCGTCGCCAGCCGATCGCGGCCCCACAGCACCGCGCGTTGCCGCGGTGTGGCTGCACAGGTGAACCCGTTGAACGTCCAGTTCGATGTCACGCCGCCGCCATCGTTGTTGAACGTGCCCCAGGTGCCACTCGGGAAGGTCTCGTTCAGCACCGCGAATGCCCGGCTGCAGGAAGGGCCGGTCACCTCGAAGTCTTCGATGTAGACGTTGGACCGGCCGTTGAACGGTTCCGCGTCGCGACAGTCACACCACCAAACGATCGCCGCGTTGTTACCGAGGAACGGGGCCGGACCAGGGCCCGCAGGAGGCCCGAACTCCCCGGAGTCGTCGATGCCGAGCTGCATGCCCGAGCACCGGATCAGATTGGTGAACCGGCCGGTCGGCGCGTCGCCCCAGAAGCCGAAGAGATAGCAGCCGTTGTTCGACGTGACAGCGAAGCAGTCTTCGATCTGATAGGTGCTGACCTGGTCCAGCATTTGGATGCCAGAGTCACCGCAATACACGAAGCAGTGCTTCGCCGACACCACGTCGGACGACGGGTTCGGCCGGAAGCTGCTGAGCCCGTCGAGGTTCCCGAACCCGGGGTTCACGACGTGAACGAAGTCATAGGAGTTGGCGCCGAACCACACCGAGTAGAAGGTAGACCGGACCAGCTTCAGCCCCAGGGCCGAGACGTTCTTCGGAGACGACGCGAAGGCTGTGAACAGGAGCGGGTAGGTGACTTGGTCGGAGAACGAGAGCGCCTGCACGGCAGACCAAGTCGCAAAGGCGCCCGACAAGAGCCCAGGCCCGAAGAAGCGGATGTTGTCGTTGTTCTGTGTATCGAAGTTGCCGACGACGATCGCGCCGCCCTGGATGATGATGTCGCAGTCGTTGCTCACCCGCGTGCGGTAGGTGCCACCGGTCGGGCACGCCATGGCGCCGTTCAGGAAGTGCACTCCCGGCGGGAAGTAGACGCGAGTTCCCGCGGGGATCGTGGACGGAGACCCGAGGGACGCGTAGGTGACAGCCCCACCGATCGGCGGAGCCGGCGGGTCGTTCATCAAGATGATCGGGTTCGCGTAGTCGCCGTTCGTCGACAGCCACGCGACGGTCTTCTCCGGCACGCGAACTCGAGCTGCGCCCCCCACGATCTCCACCGTGATCCCACGGGTCTCCGGGAAGACCGCGACAGAGGTGATCGGCACCGGGGTGCCGGGCGAGCCGGGCGCGTGGCGGGAGACCAAGAACTCGACTGTCTGGTCCGATCCGACAAACGCATAGCTGGCCTCAACCGTCGTGCCCGCGTAGTGCGCTGAGGAGAGAACACCGACGACCTCGGTGCCGTAGCAGAACGTCGGGACGCCGTTCGCCGTCGCGGTGTAACGCCGCGAGGTGTAGGACGTGATCGGGCCGGTGGGGAACGGGTAGACTTCGACGACCATACAATCCTCTACAAATGACGCGGCCCGCGTTGTCGCGGGCCGGTCGGGTCAGGACAGGGGGTCCGGCGCGGCCGGCGGTTCGACTGCCGGAGTGTCCGGCGCAGGGGCCGCCGGAGGCGGCTGCGGGGACGGCCGCGGCTGGATGCCGGTCGGCATGCCAGTCGGGTCGCCCGCCGAACCGGCGCCGATGCGCGCCAGAGCAGCGACCTCGGCAGCGTGCTGCTGGCGCGCGAGCGCCGACAACGTGTCCGGCGGCTTCACCGCGGCCGGCTGCTCGACCGGTAGGTCGGGCAGGCGGACACCCCAGACGACCGACTCGTCCGGCACCGTGACGATGTCGTTGCGCTTGTAGACCTGCCAGTTGATCTCGACAGGAACGAGAACCTTGTATCGTGGCATGGTCAGTTCGTCGCGTCGCGGTAGGCGAGCCAGTTGCCTGGATCGTTGGTGATGAATGCCGAGACCGCGCCAGCCGTCGGAGCCGCGTTGGCGAACAACACGAGCCCGATGAAGTTGAGGTATCCCGGCTTCTTGGGGAGGGGAATGATCCACACCGGGTTCCCGGCTTGGATGACGGACACGGCGTAGCCGAGACCCGTCAGGTCGAACGACGACCAGTGCGTCAGGTGCGTGCCGACCAGCAGGTCGAGCGCACCGTTCGTGGTTGCCGAAGTGATCTGCGCGCCGATCGTCGTGATACCGCCGCCCGAAGGGACAGTGTCGAACTGAACGACGAGGTGCGCGCTGTCGCCGAACGTGTCGCCCGTGTTGTAGGCGAACAGGTTCGTCAGCTGCTTGGCTTGCACCGCCACACCGCCGAAGACGGTGAGGACGGTGCTCGCCCAGCCCGAGGACAGCGACTCTTGCGCTGCGATCTGGTGTCGTGCGTCGTGGATCATGGTGAGGCCTCAGTTGGTCGCGTCGGCGATCGCCTTCCAGCGGCTCACGTCCGAGGTCAGGAACGCGTCGATCTTGCAGCCCGCGGCGAGCGCGGCACCGCTGCCGTTCGTGTGCGACAAGCCCAGGAACGTGCTGTAGGCGTTGATGACGTCCGGCGGCAGCTGCACCATCCACAGCACCGTGCCCGCGGGCACGAGAGTCGTGGTCGTGTCGATCGTGCGCGGGACCGACGAGTCGACGATCGCCGGCGTGGTGATCGTCGGCGGCGAACCCGAGGTCGCCGAGCCGGTGATGAGGTTGAAGACCAGCGTGGTCGTGGTCGCAGCGGAGACGATGTTCGTGCCCGCCAGGACGACCAGGAACAGCGGCCGCGGGCCCGTGCCCAGGTCGCGCGCGACCTGCAACGGGATGATGTCGCCGATCTGCGTGGTGGTGTTCGCGGTGACCGTCAGCGTAGCGCCGCCAGGGCCGATGATCGGCCCCTGCACCGCGTCGCTCGAGTCCGCGATCTCGGTTCGTTCGTCGAGGATCATGTTCGTGTTTCCGTCGTGAAGGAGGTGAGGCGCGACGCCGCGAAGTGCGGCGTCGCTTCCAGGTCAGTCGGTGCCGACCTTGGTTTCGAGCGGAGCCAGGGCGTCGGTCTGCTTGACCGGAATGCCCATGAACATCATCACTCGCTTGCCGCCGACCATTTCCCAGGTGAGCGTCGAGGCCGCGATCTTGTTCGAGATTTGGCGCGACAAGAAGCTCAGCACCGAGCGGTTGACGTAGAACACGAACCGCGCCGCGGCCAGACTCGGCGGCAGGAACGTGGCCTGCGACATCAAGTCGATCAGGTCCGCGCCGCTCGCGCTCGACTTCGTCAGCGTGGTGCTGTCGATGCCGTGGATGCGGACGACGTAGCGCCAGTCGCGCAGGCTCAGGCCGCAGTCCCACCGGTAGTGGCTGCGGTAGATCATCGCGCGGCCGTTGGCGCCGTCGATGTTCTCCGTCATCACGCGACCGAGGTCGGTGTATTGGAGGCCTGCCTTGCTACCCTTCGGGTAGATGTAGTGACAGGTGTTCGGGCCCCAGCCGACCAGGAAGATCGACCAGCAACGGGTCAAGCCGTTGTTCGCCGAGCCCGGACCGCCGTTGATCGTCGCGCTCGCGTTGAGCAGGTTCTCCGCGTTCAGCGCGTTGCGATCGTTGAACCGCACCTTCAGACCGTTGAAGGTCTCCGGCTGCGTGCCCTCGTTCGCGTTGAACGTCTTCGAGGACAGCTCCTGGGCCATCGCCTCTTGGAACGCCAGCTCCTCCGAGTAGCGGAACTCGGCGGCGTTGTTGTTCAGCTCGGCCAGGGCCGCGTCGACTTCGGCGACGGCCTCCAGCATGCCGATGCTGTCGGTGACCTGCGTGGTCGTGCTCTTCGACGGCTGCACACCGCCGTAGAGCTTGCGCCAAGTCAGCGACGGGAGACCCGTGCGGATCGTGGTGCGGTGCGAGGCGACTTGGTTCGCCTCGATCCAGACGCCGTCGTCGAGGATCGGGTTCACCTGATTCAGGTATTCCGCGATCCGGTCGATCTTGCCCATCGGGTCCGTGCGCTTCGTCACGTCCAGCAGGGTCGGGTGGGTGGTTGCGAGAGTTGCCATTGGATCAGCTCTGCTTCATCGTCGTGTAGAGGATCTGCGCCGGGTGGACCTCTGCGGGCGCCGCGCCCGCCGGTTCCGTGCCGACGATCTTGTCGGGACTGAGCTTCAGGCCGGCCCGGTAGAACACACGGATCACGTCCGGGTGACTGCCGAGACCGGTGCGATCGAGGATGTCACGCAGAGCGGGGGTCACGCCGAGTGCCTCCATCCCGCGCGCCATCGTTTGCTTCGACGCGTCCCACTTCGCACCGCCGAACTCGGCGTCGGCCTTCGCGGCCTCCGCCATGACGCGCGCGCTCTCGTCGATGCGAGCCTGCAGTCCGGCGCCGATCTGCGCCGGCAGTGCATCGAACAGCTTCTGCGCGGCCTCCTGACTGAGCCCCAGCTCGTTCGCCTGCTTGGTGTAGGCCGAGAGGAGTGCAGTGTCCGTGAAGCCCTCGGGAGCCTTGAGCTCGTAGGCCTTCGCGGCTTCCTTCGGTGTGTCACCCGAGGCGCCCTTCACAGGGTCGCTCGCGATCTGACCGAGGAGAGACTTCGCGGGTGCCGGCGTCGCCGGAGCCTGCGGAGTCGGAGGAGTCACCGGGGCAACGGCCGGCGCGGCTGGGGCCGGCGTCGCCTGCGGTGCGGGCTCACTGCCCGTCAGTGGTGCGACTGGAGTCGTCATTCGCTTCCTTCAGCATCAGAGGGAACAGGTCCGCCGCGTGATTCAGCACGAGCGAGTAGATCCACCGGCCGACGCTGTGCCGTCCGGTTTCTCTGGCCATGACGAGCGCGTCCGAAGAGAACGCGTCGCCGTGTGGCACTCCCGTCTCGTCCAGCAGGACGCGCAGAAAGCGGCGTCCTCGCGGGCCAGACATGAGCCACTTCACGTCGGCGATCAGGTTGTCAGCGCGCTCGCGCTCGAGCACCTTCAGGCGCTCTTCGCGATCGCGCTGGCCAGCCAAGTCGTGCGGGTCGTAGTCGCGGCTCACGCGCGGAACCTAGTCGCACCGGGGCCTGTCTATGGCCCCCACCTCGGAGCTACTTCTTCAGTTGCTCGACGAGCACCCACTCCGCAGCGAACGCCATCAGCTCTTGCAGCAGCTCGCCCGGGACGACGGGGCGCGTCTCGGTGGCCGCGATCTGCTCGCGGATCCGGGCCAGCTGCGATCGCGCCGTCTGCCATCGAGCGTCGTCGATCTTGCCCAGGTTGTGCGCGGTGTTCAGCGCGATGTCGGCGGTCTCGACGATGCCGAACAGGTTCGCGCGCTCTGCGACCGTGGTCGTGCGCGTCGGCGTCGCCATGACGGTGCACGACGCCATCGGCGAACAGAGCAGGAGGAGGAACAGGGGCGCGAGGGCCCACTTGAGGAAGCTCTTCATTTCTGGAGGAGACTGGTCAGGGTCTTGATCGCGGCCTCGTGCGCGTCACGCGCTTCCTTCGCCATGGCCGCGACCGTGGTAGCGAAGGCCTCCGACGACTTCTGGTGTGCCTCAGCTTGCGCCTTGGTCGCCACCGCGTGGCTGGCGTCGGCTGCGGTGATGTGACGCAGGAAGATGATGACGACAAAGATCACCGCCGCGGCAGCGCCGCCGGCGACGAAGTCCTTCCAGGTGCCCTCGGTGGCGACCTCGGTGAAGAGACCACCGCTAAGGAACGCGGTGGACGCGTAGATGAGGGTTGCGGTGGGCGTCATTCGCGGAGGGCCACGACTTCGTTGCCGGCAGCGAACGTGACCGACGCGAAGCGCAGCCGGATCGGGTTGAGAATCTCGATAGCCGAGAAAGTCACAGTGCCTCCGGCTACGAGCGTGAACACGAGGTTGCCAGCGGCGCTAGCCTTCGGAACGAAGAACGCGTCGGCGGGCAGAGTCGCGCCGGCGAACGCCACAGGAACGCCCGAGGCTGCCAGCGTCGCGAAGTTGTATTTCGGATTCATGTCTCAGAGTGACTGCGGTGCGGGGTTGTCGTAGCCAGAGAACATCGACAGCACGTCCGTCTGCCCCGGCGATTGCGGCAGCGCGGCGAAGCCCCGCGCGGCTTCGCCCTGCGTCTTGAGCAGCTCGGCCTGCTGCTGAGCGGCGAGCGCCTGATTGCGCGCGCTGCGCAGCGTGGCGACCTCGTCCGGTGACCGCAGGAAGCGCGGGTCGACAGCGAGCATGTCGGCGTAGGCCGAAGCGATCTCGTCCTCGTTGAGCAGGTCGAGCACGTCCTTCTTCAGGTTGGCCAGCGCGCCGATCGTGCCGATGAAGCGGTCCGCCGAGACGGCGCCGACGGCCTTCTGCGCCTGAGCCATCACCGAGATGAACTCGACCTGCAGGTCCATGCCGATCAGCTCCTGCGGCAGCGGCGGCAGAGCGCCGCCCTCGAGCAGCTCGCGGAAGGTGAACTCGACCAGCGGCTCGTAGAGCTCATTCTGCAGACGCTCGTAGACCGGGCCGAGCATGATGAGCTTCTCTTCGTGTCGCTCGGCGACCTCGGTCGCGGTCATGTTCCGGCGATCGCTCTGCGCCATCATCAGGAACATGTCGACGAAGAAGTTCTCGTTGATGCGAGCGCGCAGCTCGGCCATGTCCTCGCGCAGGTCGTTCAGGTCGAGGTTCACTTCCCACATCGAGCGAATGGCGTTGTTCGAGCCAACCGAGTCGACTGGCGTGCTGCCTCCGGGCTGCTTGTTGATCTCGCGGCCCTTCAGGTGACTCGGGTGCGTCGTCGGCGGCAGCACCTTGTAGTCGATCGCTTGCGACTTGCGCTTCTGCTGGTGCTGCAGCGCCTTCATGTCACCGAGCGCGTCCATGCCCGGCGAGTAGCCGTAGACATCGGAGCTCGCGGCGCCCCAGCGCGGTGCCAACACGGGGAACTGGCGGAACCCGCTCTCGCGCAGGATCGTCGTCGCGTCCGTCTTGTCCTCGAAGTAGACCGAGGCGAACGGCCAGTTGAGGTTGTCCTCGCGACGCGCGTCGCGCAGCGGGCGCGGCTCGATCGCGTGGACGCAGCGGATCATGCGGTCGAACTGGCGGCCGTTGTAGAGCGACTTGACGTGCGACGACACCGCCTCGTAGCCGAACTCACCGACGAGCGCGCCGACCGGCATGTCGAACTCGCGGTAGCAGGTGACAACGCGGCCCGAGAAGTCCTGCTGCAGAGCGAACTCCCCGATCGTCATGTTGTGGTGATGGATCACCCGCTCGAAGTTCGGCGCCATGATCGACGCCGAGGTGCCGAACAGGCCGGTCTCCTCGTAGATGCTGTGCAGCGTCCGGTAGGTGTTCGACTTGCGGAACGCGCGGGTCGTCATCTCGGTCGCGGCGTCGAGCCAGACGCGGACGAGGTAGCGACGATTCAGCTCGGGGTAGGGCGTGGTCAGACGGAACCACGGCCGCGCCGGCGACGACGCACCGGCCATCATGCCGGCGGCCATCGTGCGCACCGCCTTCGTCGGCGTCGAGTCGATGATCGACTCGTGCTTCTTCATGCCGCGCGAGGTCGGGTCGGTGTCGAACCACCGGCCGAGGCGCGGCATCGCGAACTGCGCCAGCTCGCGCCAGTGCGTGTCCCACGTCTGCCGGTCGGTCTTCAGCGCCGCGTGGCGACGCCGGTAGTAGTCCCGGCGTTCGGTCGGCGACATGCCGGGGGTCTCGGTGGTCAGGGCCATGTCACTCCCCCAGGAGCGTCTTGCCACCAAGCTGGCCAGGGCGCGCACCCATCGGCCCGGTCAGCTGCGTAGCGATGTCGTTGATGCGCGAGGTGGCGAGGATCGAGTCGGGGTTCGCCGTGCGACGGTTGGCCGCGGCGATCTGCTCCTCGCTACGCTGCTGCTCGGCGGCTGCAGCTGCGGCTGCGTTCGCCGACTCCTGGCGCTGGCGGCGAACGCTCTGCCGTTGCGCGGCGGCCCCGCGCTCGCCGGCGTAGACGCCATACCCAGCGCCGATGGCGGCGGCCGTTGCTCCGATCGCTGCGATCGCCATGGTTACAGCTCCTTCGCGAAGATGATGTCCTGCACGCTGTATTCCGGCCGGCGACGCATGATCTCCTCGAGGTCGCTGCCCTCCTTGGCGTGCATCAGGAACAGCTTGGCGCCGCGCGCCTTGGCCTGCTCCTCGGTGGCCCGGTTGAGCAGCGCGAACGCGCGCGTGCCTCGGAAATCGGGGTCGACGTAGACGATGTCGTTCTGCGCGACGACGAGCCCGGCGTAGTGCAAGTGCCGGTCGATGATGTTCAGCGAGTAGCCGACGAGCGTGTCGTCGTGGTAGACCGCGAGCCCGAACAGCTTGCCTGTCGCTTCCAGCAGCTCGTAACGGTCCCAATCCGGGTCGAGGACCATCAGGTGCTTCTTGCGAGCTACCTCGGTCCAGTGGGCGCGGAGCATCGACGGTGCGTGCTCACGCAGCTCGCCGGCGGTGATCGGGACGATGCGCATCCCCGGACGCTACGCCGCACGTCAGGCCGCTATGGCCCCCAGAAAGACACCGGGCCTCGTCGAGTTCCGCGACGAGGCCCGGCCGCCGACCAGCTGCCGCCCCATGAACCGGCAGCGATCGAACCTGCAGTCGCTGCGCCCACGCAGCGTGAATGGCGGGAAGGGCCCGAGTTGAACGGACAACGGTTCGGTTAACAACCGAATGCTCTACCGGGTTGAGCTACCGACCCATGAATGGAGACAAGGGGACGATTCGAACGTCCGACCTCCCGAGGGCCGACAGTCCGCCGCCTCCGCGCGCGTGCGCTGCTGCTCCAGTTCGGCCGTCAACCGCATGATCTCGGAGCCCATCGACTCCGTAACGCGGTTCGCGGCGGCCTTGGCTTCGGCCAGCTCGGCCTTGAGGTCGGCGATGGCCCGTGCGGTG